GAACATAGATTATTTTTTTGCACATCTTTTCTAAAACAGATATTTTTAGAACGTTAAAATCTTCTGTAGCGTTGTCGATCATTATGATGGTATCATACTGCTCTCCGAAGTAATCTACTGTCACGGTGTCTTTTGTGAGGATTGGGCTAGTCTTTGTTACTGTGAAATCTTCATGAGATTTTCCTCCACAAATATGCTCGCAAGCTATAATATCCCTCTTCTTAAAAGCAAAAGGTGGTTGCACCAATATCGACGTAGCGTAGTCCTCAAAACCAAAAGTCATAACTTTCGTATCTAATTTAAGTTCTTTTAGCTCAATTTTCAAGTCGTAGAACCAGCTAACGTAGAATGATTTAAATTTAAAGCTTTCGCCTTCCGCAATCACATAATCTAGATGTTTCTCGAAGAACTCGTAGTTGCAATATTTATTGCTAAATAACTGCGAAGATACTAGCGTATCGTCCATGTCGAATATGACTGCGTTTTTCATTAGTTGAAATATTTTTTAATGATGATTTCTTCGTCTTCGTAGATGATTTCTTCATCTGTGAAACCTCTCAATAAAACCTGTTTATCGATGAATGCGTCGCACTCATATTTTGCTTTGATTTCCGTAACATAAACCTCTTCGCAGTGAGGTGTTAGTTGTTTGTAGATTTCAGCGCCGCCGATAACTACAGCGTTTTCAGATTTATCTTTATTCGCAATAATGATTTTTAAGACATTATCATCACAAAACTTTAAGTCGAACTTGTTCACCCCCAAAACGACGGCATGTTTTTCTTGCGCTTTTTTTACATCTCTAGTTAAAACAAGATTGTTTCGTCTAGGTAGCGGCTTGCACCCCAAAGACTCAAACGTCTTTGATCCCATAATGACAATCTTTCCGCGAGTAATATTAACAAAGTGTTCCATATCCTTTTGAATACTGCCCCAAGGTAGCGTGTTTTTAAACCCGATACCGCCGTCTGCTTCGTGTGCTAAAATTGCAATCATATTACATTCCTAATACTTTTCGAGCAGCTCCAGAGATGGTTTTGCCATCAGACGAATCGCCAAGCTCAGAAGAGCATGCTTTCATAAGCTCGCCCATCTTCTTTTGACCTCCACCAACAACATCAAGGTCTTTAGCTTTCTTCTCGACAATCTCAAATACGGCTTCAGCTCCAAGCTGAACAGGCAAATAAGATGCTAAAATAACAGCTTCCGCTTCTTCTTGGTCAGCTCGTTCGTAGGCGCTTCCTTTTTCGTAAATAACCATTGACTCTTTACGTTTTTTGATTTCAGATCGAATGATTAGAGTGACCGCTTTGTCGTCCAAATCCTGCACACGAAGCTCCTTCTCTTTATTTGTGATCGCCGTCTTTAGTGATCTCAAAGTAGAAAGTTTAGTTTTCTCTTTGCTTTTCATAGCGGCGATTATGTCTTTGTTGATTTTGGTTTTCATTTTGTTTATTTCGCCCATTCTTTTTTGATTTTCTTTGCCAAGCTTAGTGCTTGTTTTTTAGATGAGATTTTTTCTTCTAACTGTTGCTTTCTCACTTCATTTAGGATCTTACCAATAATTTCGCCAGAAGTCAAGGACAAGTGTTCTTGAAGTTCATGTCCGTTGATTAATGGAGCTGGAAGGCTAGGGTATTGTTTTTTAAAATTCTTCCAATTAAACCTTAGTAGAGGATTATTACAAACCTCAACGCACTGATCAAATAATGGCTTGGCTACGATAATTTTTGATTCAACTTTAGATACTTTTCCATGAATAGCTAGCAGAATCTCGCTGCTTTCCTGCACTTTTTTAGCGAAGTCGTTAGAAAATCCCTTCTCGATCAAAGTTTTTTTGATGAGTTCTCCTTTTTTAAGAGACTTCCAGATTAGAGACGCTACTCGAACTTCTACCGAGATGTTTTTTGAAGAGCAAAAGATTTCATGATTGCTGTTGTCGCAACCCTTGAATAGATTGTGTCCGACGATTGTGTATAGGATGCAAGCATGCGAAATAGCGCGAAGGATATTTTCATTCTCGTAGGAAAGGATCTTCTCAAATTCAATAACCACCCTTTCTTGAGCCACTTCCTCTAGGAGGTGAGCTTTTAATAATAGTGTGCAGTTATCTTTTTCTGCGATTCTAAAACCAAACCTCGCCGCGAAACGGAAAGCTCTAAGAATTCTAAGGTGATCCTCGTCAATTCTCTTGCTTGCTTTTCCGATAAAGCGAATAATTTTATCTTGAAGGTCTATCTGTCCGCCTACAAAGTCGATGAGTTCGTTCGTGATTGGATTTAAAAACATTCCGTTGATAGTTAGGTCGCGCCTTTTTGCGTCCTCTTCTGCTGAGTTTAAAAACTCAACGCTATCTGGTCTTCGTCCGTCAGATTCGACGCTGTCACGGCGAAATGTAGCTACTTCTGTTATATGGTTTTCCCATTTTACAATAACTACGCCAAAACTCTCTCCAACTAAATCTACTTTTTTGTCCGAGAATATTTCTTTGATTTCGTGAGGTAGGGCGTTTGTGGCAACATCGTAATCGTGAGGCTCAATACCCATCAAAGTGTCTCTCACACACCCGCCGCAAAAATACGCTACAAATCCATTATCTTGAAGTCTTTTTGTTATGTTGTAAGCTTCTTTTTTCATAATAACTCCATGAGCTACTTGTTTAGGGAAATCCACGCGACGGAGGAGAACTTCTTCTACGATGATCCCTTTTGGATTTATTTATTTTTTTGTTTTTTGTTTTTTTGCTATTAACGTAATAGTAGAAATTTATCTCTTTTCAACGTGAATTGATTCGAATATGTATTTTTCAAAGACTAGGTATCTTCCACTTTCCATTTTTGCGACGTAATCGCCTTCAAAAATATTAACTTCGATTTCGTCGATAGTGGTGGCGATGAAAGATACGGTATCTTTATTAATCTCCTCTTCGCATGTAGCGTCGCACTTGATTGCTATTTCTGAAACGCCAGCGAAATCTACCAACTTTTGAACAAAGCTTTCGATATTACCGTCGTGTTGAATAGCCTCTAGTTTGGCTGGTTTTCTTAAATAATTTTTCATAGTATTTTATCGCATTTCATCTTTTAATAACTTCCATAGCGAATTGTCAAACTTGATCTCTTCCCAACTTCCGCAAGTCATTTTTTCAGCGTCAAGATACACGAATACCGCGTCTGAAATATCTACCAACTTCAAATCATGAACTCGAATTTCTTTCATTAGTGCAGATAGTTTATCCCACTCATGATTGGTATTCAAATCCTTCAAAAGGTTTTATGTTTCGATAGTTTCGTCCAAATCCTTAATAAATGGCTTATTGCATGGGTCAAATGTTTTGATTCCCATTTTATCGAATTCTTTTGATAAGTCTGATCGCCAGCATCATCTGAGTCTTCGATAGATCCAATTAAATAGATTCGTATGTTCTTTAGTAAGTTCATGATTGAAGTGCAGCAAATAATTTACTTTTTGTCAAGAAGTTTTTTGAGCAAATCGAATTCTGTCTTGTCTTGCTTGTCGTCTCCCCAGTCTAAACTAATAGAGTATTTTGGATAAACGACAGAAAGTCTATCTAGGTATCCGCCGCTGTAACTGGCGTAATAACCGCTGTAACAGAAGAAGATTTTACTTTCGCCTTTTGGTTTGATAGAAAATACTATGAAGTATTCTTCACCGTCTCCTTCCCCGCCGCAAACATCTTCCACTTCAAACTTAAAACCTTCAAATTTTAGTTTTTTTGTTTCTTCGCATAAGCGTTGTAGGAATGCTTCGCAACTACTTACTGGCTTTGCTGGCTGCCAAGAATGTTCTTTTTCAAAATTTTTAGTTTCTGCATTATATCTAGTCCATTCTTCTTTAGGAACTAAATTCCCTTCTTCTAAATCGATTTTAAATTGCTCGATTTCAGCTAGCGTTCTTGGTGCTTTATTCATTTTTTTGTTTTGTTTGTTTGCAGTTGTGTTCATTTTTCTTGAACTTTGACACGTAATCAAATCTATCGTAGATTAAATCCTTGTAATTGTCTATTAAAAAATAGCTCATCCACCCGCTGGACATTGTTGTCACGAATTTTTTGAGAGATTTTATGTAAGCTAATCCTTGAGAATATTCAAAATCATTAGGTATTAAGTATCGCTCCAAAGCGGTTACATAAATTTCTTCCTTGCACATTTTGAGTTGATCCTCGAATGGTAATTGGTTGAATTTGCTCTCACTACACATAACAGATCCAGACTCATTGTCAACCAAAATATTTTCAAAAATAGGCTTTGCATAAAAAGCAATAGCTTTGTGAATGTCGTCGTGAATATACTTTCTTGTCACAGCGTCATCAAAAAACGTCTCTTTTGTTTTTCCAACAAGAGGTGCTGATTCTTTGCCGTGAATCTTTCTAAAACCTCTTACGAGAGTTTCGTAAACAAGCCTGTTAATCTTATGCCCTTTAGATTTAAAGAATAGAATGTCATTTATTGTTTTTTGCCACTGAACGTTCCAGTTGCAATGTGCCGCCTTTAATGTTAACAGGCAGTTTGGATCTAAAATAATCCCACCAGAATTCATTTCAAGCAAGACGTTAAATTCTGGCATCCAATGATTTTCCTCTTTCCTACTGATGGACGAATCGTAATTGCAGATATAGTCCGAATCTTTTCCTTCGCGGAACTCTGGGTAATAAAACTTCGCAGCCTTGCTTCCCATTAGGACTTTTATTTTGTCTTTAGTTTTCATGGGTTGTTTTTATCCCATATGTAAATTCAACCCATTTAAGATCGCTCTAGTGTCCCTTTCATTCTGGCTGATTAATGATTCTGGGAAGCTCTCTTCATCAAACACTCGCTCACTTACAATTAGTGACCAGCTAGTAATTTGATTATAAAGGTCGGGTTCGACGAAGCAAACGACATCGTTTCCTAGCTCCATAAGTTGATCAGCAAAATCGTTTAACGTTTTTGATGTTCCACCATTCAAGACAATAACCGTCTTGTGGTTATCCGCCCAATCTTCATATAATTCTGCATCTTGACATACTCTCCCATACTCAACCCATCCATGAGCGCTTTGGATAGCGGCGTTCATTCCGTTAAACTGAGTTAATGTGAGGCTATACATTCTTAATTTATTTATGTTCTTCATGTTGTTTTTTATGGTATTCTTTTTTGATTGTTCTGAAATATATGTAGTGTTTAGCTTGTATGTCGTCTAGTTGAACAACTTTCCTGTGAAAGTCTCTCTCTCTCTCTCTGTAATGTATAGTAAATAAGATAAAATGTCAAACAAATTCTTAGAAAGAATTCCAATTACTGGGCTTTTAATGCCTAGTAATCGTAAGTGTTTTATGTTTGTGTCTGTTCTCATATTAGTAATTGTTTTATTGGTAGGTTGTGGCAGTCTGACTTAAATGCCCAAGAGCCGTTTCCGTTTGGATCTATTTGCCCCTTTTTGTAAAAAATAGAAGAGCTGTAAAACTTTTCCTTTTCCATAAATCCATATATAAAAGCCTCTGATAAAGATTCGTTTACTCCTACAAAACAATAGTAGTCACAGTCTTGTTTTGTGTTAAAGTCTGAAATGTTTAAGTTCCAGTTTACATTTGGCTTAAATTTGTCTGTATATTTTTTTGTTTTTACGTCTACTTTTTTGCCATTAAGGATTAAGTCGTAATCGTATGTGTTGGCTTGTTCGCCGTCGTAAAAATCTACGACGACGATTTCTCCAAGTGCGCCAGCAAGGTTTCCCTCGCCTTTTGTGATGCTATTATTTAACTCTTTAAAATCAAATAGTTTTCTGGCGCGAGTTAATTGTTTAGGGGAGACGTTTACTCTCTTCACTAATACGAGCTGTTTATTTTTCTAATGAACCAAGGGCGAGCTGTGTTTGCGATAGCACCGCTCACATCTTTTTTGTAAAGATCATTATGAACAAGGGCGTCTCCCTCTTCTTCCATAACGTCTTTGAAAATCCAACGCATCAAGTCTCCGATATTTTTTGTCGTGACGTTTCCAGATCCGACCTCCTGCTCAATAACGGAAAAGCATTGTTTGAGCCTATCCTCTGTAATGACAGCGTCAATAAATTCCTTTACGTTTCCTGCTTTAATTGGATCTACTGAAACTCTTTTTCCGCCGCCCTCGCTGTGCTTGTTTCCTTTTGATTTAAAAAGTATTATATCTATATTACCTTTTTTAGATAGTTCGAAGAAAACTTCCTCGCTAATCTCAACTTCTCTATTGTTTATTCTTATATTTTGCATAATATCCTGCGAATTTACTTTCTTTTAATTTTTTTGGTGTATTTTTACTTGTGTATATTGGAGTTCCACCCCTCATTAATGACTGCTTAATGACCCTTTCTGGAATTGAATTTTCTAAGCAAAAAGCTATTAAATCCTCTCCACATTCAGCTTCGAAAAGTAGATTTCCAAAACTGTCGAATAGCGACGCTTTTTTTGCGTTAGCATTATTACCCCTTTGCTTTTTTCGTTTTTAATTTGAGTTTCTGAACTTTTCTTTCCGATGTTTTTTAAAAAGTCTAGATCTTTATTTTTTAACGTCTCGTTTCTTTTTTTGTAAGCTTCTTGAGCTACTGTTTTTCCACTAGGTAAAATTCTATTAAGTGATTTTGATATTTTATCTTTAGTCTCTTGTGTAGGACTCCATCCAGAAACCCCTTCCCCACCCCTTGTTAAATTGTAACCCAGCTTCTTATCGTTAGAGTTGAACTTTTTTATATACAGGATTTCTGCATCAAGACTCTCTTTCTCTTTTGAGTGAAAGCTTAATGATTCTATTTTGAAATTTTCGTCACCATGTTTTTTAATAGCCCTGCTTAAATAAGTTTTTGAGTCTAATTTAGATTTTGATTTGTGTTCTGAAAATCTTTGCTCCAGACTGTTTTTTGTTTTGCCAATATATATTTTTCCATTTATTTTGTTTGTGATTTTGTACACTTTATATTTCATTCTGATTACTTTTACACACAACAAACCCAAAGGGAAAAAGCATGTTTAGAATGATAGCCTATTGTTTCCCTTTTTAAAGTTTTTCTCAATAAAAGATTTTGCATTTTCGCTTATAGAGTCGCAACTTAACAAATCTTCTTTACTTAAATTAATAAAGCTCGCTTTAAAAACAACGCCTTCTCCAAGGTAATCTTCTCTATCTACGCATTTTTCTGGATTTTCCTCCAAAAGCATCGCTTTTGAAACTGGGCAAACCTTTTCAACTTCGTCGATAATGTCGTTCAATTTTTCAACAGATAGCTCTGGGTATCTTGTGTCGATCTCTACAGAGAACTGTTTGTAATCGCGAATATTGTAACACCTTTTACTGTGATCCCTAAAGTTGTCTAGGAATTCAGAATCAATATAACCATCTTTCTCCAAGCTCCACGCTTCAAAAATAACAAGCCTCTTTGATAACTCTGAGATAGCTACTTTTTTCTGCACGCCAGAGTCATGAACAAGCATTCTATTAGCAAAGTAATTTGAATTTCCATCTACTTGTATGTCGTATTTTACTTTTTTATGGTTTTCTTTGGGTGTAAATTTTTGTATTTTTGTAACTTCAGTTTCTAGTATTGATTGCTCATCCCAACCTTGGGTATTTAATTCGCACTGATATTGTCCCCCTCTTGATTTTATAATATTCCCATAATCCATATGCCAAGAGGCTAAAGATTTTTGGTTTAATTTGTTTGAAAACTTAACACTAGATTCTTTGCCCTCGCCTAATTCATATCCCAAAATAAAACCTCTTATGAAATCTATATGGTTCGTTTTTAAAACATCCCCGCAGGTAAATACGCAGTCTCCGACTTTTAAATCTGAAGCCTTCACTTCTACTAATTTTCCTTCTTTTTTTGTAAAAACTTTATGGTTTGGGGTTACTCTTAATTGGCAACTACGACCACCTCGCCCTCTTTTTTTATATTCTATTCTTAACCAGTCGTTAGTTGTCCCATTATTAAACCAATTCGTTATTTTTTTAGGTTCTAATTTTTGATTCTCTAAATTATAAGACATCACCTCGACAGGTTCTCTATTTTTCACAATACTTCCTATAGATTTTGTCGTTCCGTCGGATAGTAAAATAGGAGTAGAATACTCAAAACAACCACACCATTCACCAAACACGCAGACGGTATTGATTTCGGCTTTCTCGCAAACTTCTGCAAGTTTTTCTTTGTAGAATTCTTTGTGTTCCTTTACGTGTTCTACAAATCCCATGTGACCTGCATCTCCACTAAGAATGTTATTCCTGCTCTGAGGGACGATTTCTTGTGTCGCATGATCGTATAGTAGACCAGCGTTAGAATTGTGAACTAAAACTCCATTCGCATAAAAATTACTATTTTTTTGAACAGTAATGTCCCAGCATTTTTTACGATTGATTTTTTCTTTTTTTAATAATTTCACCTTCTATTCTTTTTATGTATTTTTTCTTATTAACCTCCCAATCTGAATCCCACACAACTATGACAGAATATCCCATTTTTGTCAATGTTTTTTTCTAGCAATATCTTTTAATTTTTTTTGAAGACCTTCGTTTGCTTTTGTGACTTGTTTTTTATATTCTATTATTGGTTCCATGATGATATTTACACGGATCTAATGGTGGCGTGGACTTAAAACAAAACTAATTCGTCGTCATTAGTTAATTCTACAGCTTTGACGTAACCTTTATTCTTAGTAAAAATAGGATGGCATCCCGTGCATTCTAAAATTACTCCGTTTTCAAATGTCAATCTTAACCAATCTTTATCCAAGTCGTCAGACAGAACGTTGGTTATTATATCAAATTCTTCTTTTTGATTTTTAGTGTCGTAACTTAGTATTGAATCTCCAACCCTAAGATGTGAAATTGGAATTTGACTTCCATCAGACATTGTGACTGAAGTATCCTCAGATACGCAGCCATGCAATTTCACAGTTCCAACAAAGGTTACTGAAGGCAAGTCTTTGCTTTCGTCGTAAATAGCGTCTCCATTTTCGTCTAGACCAGCGTATTGAGCGCGTAGGCGAATATCTCTGATCGCATCTTTGAATTGACCGATTTTTCTGAATGATTTGTGTTCCATGATTTTTTATAAATATTTATTTGGATGAGAATTTAAACCTAAACTAAAACCCCTTATCCAAGTTTTTAGTCTTTTCTTTTTTAATTCTTTTTTTGGTATCTCTTTAAAATGGGTGATGTCTGCGTCACCCATCATGCTGCCGAAGTCCTCTCTAGTTGTCCATACGAAAATAGGGTAATGGGCGTTTGATCGTGTTTAATCTTACGTCCGCACAGATTCTTGTTCGGATGGGTTTTGCAGCGCCAGAAAAGACATTAATCATTACTGATTGCCAATCCTGCACACAAACTGGAAAGTATGCTTTATTAAGCTTTAGAACTTGATGTTTCTTCATAAATTTGTTTTACAATACTCTTTCTTTCTGTAGTGTTCTCGAAAAGACCACTGATTTTTCTGTTTCTGATGGAAAAGAACGTTGTTGCGATTCTTTTACTAACTTTACCTTCCTTCATCATAATGCCGATTTGCTTATTGTCAAGATTAATATTCTGTTTTGTGAATTTAATTCCTTCAGCTATCCAAATGTTAAACAAAGTAGATACTTCTGAATAGAATGAGCAAAACTCTACATAAAATTCCTCTGGTAAGTTTGCAAAACATTCGTCCGTGAATGGATTCGTTGATGGATGTTCAGCAAAAAAGTCATACACAGCTCGTTTTGAGAAGTGGGATAAAACTTTGTGCATAGCGACATAAGCCGCGCTCTTGATCTTTACTCGCTCGCCGTCGTTAAATTTGACAACATAACCTTCGTCATTCATGTCTAATTCGTTCTCAGCAAGATAAATTAAGTCGTTGATTGTTTTCCCAGAGTATGTCTTCGCAACCTTTACGTGTTTTTGCTCTCCAAAGTGGCTGTGAGCCTCTTTAAGGTCGAGTTCTTCGCCGTTGCTAGCAAATCCGCCAATAACGCCTAGAAACTCATCCTCGTAAGAAACAACGATTCTATTTTTTCCTTTATTTTTCATTTTTAATAAATTATCTCTACCAAATAAGTATTTCCAATGGTTAAATTAGAAACGTCACACTTATCTAGTAAGTTTTTCGCCCAAATAGCTTGATCAGAAGAAAAACTTCCTCTAGTATTTACTCTCCATTCGTCTTTGTAGTGATAAATTACACCTAAGCTATTGTGAACCAAAACGCCTTTGCAAAAATAATTCTCAGTTTCTGTAGAGATGTCAAACCCGCGACGACCATTAGGGAATGTTTTTTTATTGTTGTCCAACTTTGTTATTGATAATATTTTGACAAGTTTTTTTGTTTTCGATATATTTCCCGACTTAGAGTATAATTTTTTATCAAAAAATCCTCTATGCTCTTTTGGTAATTTATATTGCATACATTCTGGAAAATAGCACCTAATAGACTTCCACATAAAGTTTAAAGTTCCCCGATTAAAGTTGACTCTGATAGACCAGCCTTTGCTTTCAAAAACAGTTGTTGATACTTTATACATTTTTTCCAATTTTTTAGCAAACCTAACAACGTCAGCTTTTTCAAAAGCATTGGTGTGAAATACAGCCCTGTCATTTTGTTTTTTAGAACAACTTAAAGATCCATCTTCCATATACAAAGTTGCTACTGTTAAATCATCCACCCATGACAAATCTTTAGGTATAACTTTTATCCCTTTTGGATACCATTCTTCATGTATTTTCTTAAAACTTTTTAACTTTTTGAATCTTGATCTTGCCATTTTTGATCCATATCCAGATATTTGGTAATCTTTATCTAAAAATAAATCACCCAAACATTTATTTCTAATATCTAAGAATGGTTCGTGTGATAATTTGCATGAATTTGAAAAGCTAAACGAATTATGGGATTTGCACATGCTTCCGTCTCCAAGTAGCATGTCATATATTCTTTTTTTAGTGTATTCGCATGCTGTTGATTCAAAATTGACCATTAAATCACCCACTTTAACATCTGCAATTATTTTCCAAGAACCGTTTACAAAAACTTCATGATTTGTGGTTACTCTCATTTTATTAGATGAGGCTCCCGTTCCTGTTTTTTCGCTAACATGACAATCCAAAGCTACAGAAACCCAGTTATCTTTTGTTCCATTATCGTGCCACCCAACAACTTTAGAGGGAATTAATTTTCCATCTTTATTCATTCCGATTAGAGTGGGGGACAATTTTCCTTTTACTACATCTGCTATTTTTACAGTTCCTCCATCCCACAAGTTTAAAGTTGCATTGTGCGGAAAACACCCATCCATTTTTTCGTAAACCTCGAAAGAGTCTTTGCTTGAGATTTTGACTTTACCTTCTGATAGGTTGTGAAACTTAAAAAATGGCGTAGCTACGATAGATTTATTTTTTAAATCTAGAACGATTCCTCTTGCCATACATACAGCGTCATTCCAGTAATTTTCAGTCATACACTTTCTTGTATAGTTGTAAATAAATAAATCTGGAAATTCTTCGGATTGAATCTTATCAATATAACCTTTAGACACCTCTTCCTCTAGGAGAGCTATAAGGTCTTTATATTCGTAAGTATGTGCTTTATGTTTCATCTGCACGCAACTTAACATTTATTTCTTTTTTTGTCAAGTTCTTTTTTATTTTTTTTGCGTTAGCTACACATTTAACTAGCTTCAAGCATGGTATAGAATACTCTGATAAAAAAGTATCATTTAACTTTGTTACCGTTTCGCAAGCGTTAATAAAATTTATTTTTTTCTCCAAAGATTCGCATATTTCAAATATGTTAAACTTATTTTTTTTATTCGATGACTCATGAAGACCTTTTAAGAATGCCAATAGGAGTTTTGGGGCTGGAACGTTTCCAGTTGTATTGGCAAATTCAGCTATTAAACATAAGAGCTGAACATCACACACTTTTAAGGCGTAGCACTCAATCTCGACCTGCTCGCAAAAAACAAGATCCATTATAGATTTTTTTGTCAAGCAATTTTCCGCCTCGATCTTGTCGACAATTTTATTTGTAGCTTTCATGTTATTCGCTCAAGGCTATTACCAAGAATATTATTCCTAAAATCGGATGACCAAAAAGAAAAAATCAAAAAAATATACAGGCTTACTGTCATTATTTGCCAACTTTCTTTATCTGTTCCGTTATCCAGTCTTGTCGTGTCCACTCAGCCCACCAAATGGTTTCGTGATCAAACATGACTTTACCTTCAGTTGTCTGTATCGGAGTTCCTTTAGGAACTTTGATAAACTTCTTACCGTAGTGCATATTGATTACCTCTTGAGGTATTTCCTTGCCTTTGCCGATTACGCATGAGACGACAGCAAAGCAAAAGATTGTTAGTGATAGTAATTTAATTAAGTTCTTCATTTTGTTTTTCTAGTTCGAGTTTTTCCTTTTCGATTCTTTCTTTTTCTACTCTTTGTGACTTTGCGTCAGCGGTTAAGATGTTATGCTCTTCCATCGCTTGGTCTAACATTTTTATATGAAAGTTAATTGAGCCGTCTAGTGCGGAGTTTGGGTTGAGTCTTTCTTTTTGAACTTTGTCATAACAGAGCATTAAATGCTCTCTGGAGTCTTTGAGTTGTTTTGTGCTCGAAAACACGATCTGCTTCTTTAGTTTAGCCACGACCAATTCAAGAAGTAGGAGTATTAATTTAAAAAAGTTTCCCATTAGCTTTTCTTTCTAGATAAGAACATTAGGCTTGATTTTTGAATTAACTCGCATGGAAAAGTTTTTTCTTTAAGTATTGTTTTGACATCCCAAGACTCCCCTTTTTCGTCAAACATAACATCTTTTTGAGACACTTTTGTTTCGTGAGCGTCTCTAACTAAATCTTTTGGATACTTATTATGTCTGTCTTTTAAAACTCCCATAAAATCACAACCTTCTGGCAATAACGAAACGTCCAAGCCTAGAGATTGCATCCATAAAGCGGAATCGTTCTCTTTGAAGATTTTTCGCAGCGCCGTTTCTACGCCAAGTTTTTTATCATAACGATCTTTTCTGTGGCAGATTGCCACTTGAGAAGCGATAATTTGCTCGCCATCGAAAATATTAACGATAGTCATTCCTCCAAAAGCAAAATAGCCTTTAGATAACCCTTCCGCGATCCACTTGTCTCCCTCTTGTTTTTGGCACAAGTTTTTTAAGACGATTCCAGAGTTCTTTGGCATTTTTCCCCCAGAGAACAAATACATATCATTTAGATTTACATTAGCTTCCATGAAGCGATGATGCTCTACTGACACTTTATGTCCAGCTTTTTTTAGGTTTTCAATTTTATTCATTTTTTGTTTTTATTATTTCCAGACTTTCCAGAAGTTTTTTACCATTTGAGCGACTACGTCTCTTGGCACGCCATGCACGCTATTTTCATGCAAGAATTTTACAACCTTATCTTCATCTACTGAGAACGACAACTCATTTTCATCTATTTCCCCAAGTTTATATTTTACAAGTTTATATTTTACATAAGCTTGCCAAATAGGATGACCTCCAGTTTTTAGGATTATTTGGTATCCAGCCTTTTTAGCAGCACGACTATATTTGTTAATGTCGGATTGGCGTAGGTTGGTGTTGTCGCAACACAACGGTCTATTGTCTTCAAGGGCTTTGCAAAAAGCTTTGAAGTTTTTGTTGTGATTTGACCCTAATTTTTTGAAGTCGAAATTGTAAACGCCATCTTCCATAAAGTATGAGTCGGCGGAAAATATTCTGTCCTCGTTTACTAATTTTCTAGCAACTGTTGATTTTCCGCTGCCGCTTGGCGACACCATGATGTAGCATATTTTTTTATTCATGATTGATTCCTTTTTGTTGTAGTTTGATAAATTCGCAATGTTTAGTTTTTTTTGTATTGTCTAGATCTCCGTTTAAAAAACTTTCCAACAGACTTATAGTGTCATATATTTGATCATCTGTCAATGTTATTCTGTCATTATTTACCTCTAAAGACACTCCATCTTCACTTGCGTGTATTTTAAAGCCATTATTTAGCATAACTTTCCTAAAGTCTTCAGATTCTCTTTTATACACTTCGTGTTGAAGAAGAGATGTTGTGTGACTTTTCAAGCAACCGTTGTCGTGTCTGAGTCGCCCTAAATTATCTTGTAATTTTTCGGTGTTTTGTATCGTTATTACCTTTAAAATATCTAAAGAGAAGAAATTATTAGTGTCAAAACACCCGTTTATGTGAGAAGAGAAGTCTAAAGCTTCATTTGCCGTCTTTGGATTTAATGGATATTCGCCAAAGAGACTTGGGAAAAATATATAACTTCCATCGCGACTCATTTTAACAAAAGCGTTATTTGCATAGTAGCAATTCTCTTCGTTGCCGTTTTTATCTAGAGCTATTATTTCATCTCTTCCGTTATCTACCTCTTCTAAAATATAAGATTCATATTCATAAAAGCATTCCCCAGAATGGCTCAATGAACCATCATGTATTGACGAGTCTCTTTTTAACAATCCTTGGAAAGTTCTGGAATTAATTTTTGTGCGCCTTTTTTTCATTAGCCGCCAAATCCTATGGTTTTATTTTTCTTTTTAGAAAAATCCTTCTCTTCATCAATCAAGAAGACTTCAGCTAAAGATAATTCTTTGGTTATTTTTTTTGGATCTACTCCAATTTCAATAGCCGCCGCCTTTCCTTCTTCTATAGATAATTTTGTAAACTCAAACTGAGCAAACAATCTACCTTTCCCAAGAGCTGCTGAGTCAATGTAATCAATATCGCAATTAAATGTCGCGATAATCTTAATGTCATAAATATCAGAAAGCATCCCGTCAGTTAGGTTTAGTATGTTGCTAATAGCGTCTCCAAGTTGGTTGTTTTCTCTTTTAGCGAGAGCTTTTTCCGCATCTTCAATTACTAAACATCCACCTTTGATAGATTTTAAAAACGTAGTGAACTCTGGCTTACCAAACTGAGACACTAGATCGCTACTCATGTAATAGAACTTCCTACTTTGTTGGTTTGAGATGTATTTCTTAATAAAATACGTCTTGCCAGTTCTTGGTATTCCGTGAATTAAGGTTAGAGCTTGATCGGCATCGAAAAACGTTTCCATTTTAGCTTCGAACGCGGCAAACCCACTGTTGTAAAATTTGTGATTGATTTTAATATTTCCCCACTTAACAACTTGGCGATCCTTTATATATCCCTCATACCTGTTATAGTCGACAGTATAAATAGAACACTCCTTGTCTTCTTTGACGTTTAGTTTATTTTTTAAAACAACATTTGAGAATTCTTGAGCTTGACTTTCTAAAGTTTCGATATAAAAAGCAGAGGTGATGTAATAAATGTCCTTGCTTAAATGAAGGTCGTCCGCACTCCTAGAGCTGCGATTTTCCTTTGATTCTTCCATTCCCTCTTTCGTCTGGTGAGATTCATAAGTGATTACATAAAATGGCTGGCCATCGTCCGCTTCTTTTATTTGAATCATTCTTTGAGTTATTCTTGTTCCAGATGATTTTACCGTTGTTTCTTTTAAGACAGTATTGCATTCATTTAGTAGTTTGGAGAAATAACTCCCATCAATTAACAATCCATGATGCAAGTGTGCTTTTTTAGATTCTCTAAAATCGATTTGATTCCAGTTTCCATCTAGTTCTTTATGTTTTTCTGTGATGATTTTCTTTGGATCAAGTCTCGTCTCAAAGGAAATCTGTTCGATTGTTGATGTGAATGCTTTCATTATAGGTTTAAAAGTCCTTGGTTGTTGTTTATTTTAGCGTCTTCTTAGATGAATTCGTTTTTACCGTCCCAGATGATGTTTTTGACCTCTTCAAATGTTTGCTCTCTTACGAGGTTTCCGTTTAAAAATACAGGTTCGAGATAATCCCTCTCTTTTGAATCTCCCTTTAATTGAGGAACGGTTACGAAAAATCCATCGCGTTTCACTGTTGAGAATTTTCCAGACATACTCTTTTTAAAATCTTCTGTCGTGTTTTTTTTGATGTCAATCCATTTTCCATTAAATTTTTGACAACTAGCCTTGAACGCTGTAGCTAAAACGTCTCTATGGTAATCCTTTTGAAGTAGCCCCCCTCCCATTCCCACAAGCATATTTTCTGGACTCCAGCCAGAATTTATCAATCTTAAATAAACTTCATCAATATCAGAAGTGGTTAGTGAATCACCAAAAATACCTCCTACGCATGGATGAAGGACTTTGTAACCTTTGTCGTTTGTGGAATATCCAAATATTTCTCCAAGTTTTCTCACTAACCACAAGCATTGCTTTGAAGGAGTATCTTCATCAAACCTCTTTGAGTCTGGACGAATAACCGTTTTGTTTATTTCTCCAGATCCGTTTTTCCAGAAAGACATAATATCATCCTTGAGTAATGGTAGTTTATCTTCTACAAGTTGAACGATTCCGTTAGTATCTCCAACGAAAGACACTATACCCCCTTTGACTTTTTTTTGAATATTTCTCACGTATTCAAGCTCTCCTAATCCATCTCCGTAAGGCATACTCACCGCATGTTCAGTAGCTCTAACGGCTTTTAATAAATTAGATACGTCTGCGTTATAATAATTTACCGCATATGGTATAGCCATCATAGTGTCTGAAGAAATGGTGTTTAGCAAAACGCTCATTCCCCCTAATCCAGCTTGCTCCATGCAAGTCGTTCCTCTCTGACCAAAATCCACCAAACTATAATCAGCTAAGAATTCGTTGTTTGACGCTTTATGAAAATATTTCTTGATTTTAGATGCGATTTCGTTTGATCTTGTAGCTACTTGCATTGTATACCATCCAGTTTGAATTACAGTTTCCATAGCCGAAGCTAGCCATCCATAACCATCTTCTGTCGCTTCTACCGTGGCTAGACAAGTTAGTTTTTTAGTTCTTGTTCCTTCTGGCAAGGCTTTGATAAGAAGGGGTAGTTTTCCGCCTTTTTCGTCAATTATTTTTTGCCAAGAATTAGAATTAATACATTCATCGCTGCCAAACGCATGGACAGCTATTGATTTTGCTTCGTCAAGCATTTCTTGCGTAATTAATGGAAGTAACCATCGTTTAATAATTCCTTGCAAACCAAAGAATATTGATGTTTTGTGAGTCTCGTCACTTCTACATGTTAGGTAGGAATAGCTGTTTTCAAATCCATCTGGATAAAGTCTTTCGTGATCCCATTTGTAGGCGTCTAATGTAAAAATTAGGTTATTTGTATTCATTTTGTAATTATTTTTAAGTTTTTTTCTATTGTTTCGAATTCAGCATTTTCTAACCAGAACGTTTTGTCTCCGATTTGAAAGAAGGACGTCTCTGTCATCTTGGATATTCTAGTAAGAGTTTCACCTTTTGTCAAGGTAAAAGGATCTTTAATTTCTATCGCTTCGAGAGAGAAGTCCTTTTTTGCTATAAATTTATCCATGAGATTTGACGATTGAATCAACAATGCCGTAATCAACAGCTTTTTGAGCTGTCATATAATAATCTCGCTGGCAGTCTTTTTCAACCTCTTCGTAGTCTTTGTTGCAGTTTTTAGCAATCATCCCCATGAGGAATTTTTGCAACCTAACCGTTTCGTCATGGCTTACTTGCATGTCTTGTACGGTTCCGCTAGTTCCGCTAGAAACAGAATGGATCATCACACTTGCGCTTGGCATTACAAAACGCTTACCTTTAGTTCCTGCTGATAGGACCGCAGCCCCCATCGAGGCACACATTCCATTACAAAAGGTTGAAACTTCATTAGAAATGATGTCCATTGTGTCAATAATCGCCAATCCAGCGGTTACAGATCCGCCTCCAGAATTCACATATACGTTAATGTCGGCTTTGCTATCTTCGCTATTTAAATATAGTAATGACGCTACAACAACCGACTGCATCGCTGTATTAATCTCGCCGTCGATCATGATAATTCTCTTACGCAAGAGCATAGAATAAATATCATATGCTTGCTCACGACCGCCTTCTTTAATAATTACTGTTGGGATTACCATTTTGTTAGTTTTGATTTTATTTTTGCTTTGTGACCAAATGCGAACTCGTAATCATCAAGCTCGCTTTTACTTACCCACTTATGGTCGGAAACTTCGTTTTTGTCAAGAACAATCGGAATTTCTTTTTCATTCTCAGTTCTTGAGTGATTTAAATTTACCACAAAGTGAAAGGTTACCTTTTCTGGTTTTGATTGAACTTCGAATATTCCAAGGTCTTCGAATACTGATGGTTTAATATAGATACCAACCTCTTCAGAAAGCTCCCTAGAAGCCGCCTCGTAAACATCTTCGTTCCAATCTACATAGCCGCAAGGCAAACACCATTCGCCGCCGTGGTTCATTGACGCCGCTCTTTGAGTAATCAATACTCGCTCGCCATCTGCTGATATTAGCGTGACGCATGTTGCCATTACTCTACTGATCCAGTATTCTTTACCGTCCTGCTCTATCTTTTTATTTTCAACATTATTAAATGAGGGTCTTTCAACCATTCCGCGAATGACTTTTCCGTTTATTTTAGATGTCACCAAGTCAGCTTTTTTAAGCATTTTTTCAAGAGCTACGTTTTTTAAGTCTTCAGCCGCTTTGATTAATTTTTTTAAGTTCATTATTTTATTTTTTTGAATATGTGCGCGATTACATCAACTGTCCAGCCGTTTCCTAGCATTTTGTATCTCTGGGGGTCGCTTGCTAATTTCGTATAATCAACAGGGACGGTCTGTAACTTTTCTGCTTCGTGTATGCTTATTTTTCTGATATTTTTTTGATTATCAAGAACAAAACATGATGAATTACCAGCTCTCAAGCATGCGGATTTTTTAATTCCAACTCTATTATCTTGCCACCCACTTTTGCATTTTAACAAATGAATGGTGGAATCACTATTTAACACCTCATCGTATTGATCTAAAGCGTTTTTTCGAACACTTTTCTTAATATCGAACACAGACCCCTCTTCTTCTACGTCGTTTAAAACATCAGTTAGTTTAATTCCCTTATCTTGAGGGACATCTACGTTCGGAATGTTCGTCCAATAAAGTCTAGGTCTATTCTGCCCAGACACTAATTTTGAGTTGATAAAGACGGGTTCTACTCCTAATATTTTTGATATTAAATCTTTCCATTTTTTTGCCATCCTCACATTCTCAAGTAGGAAGTATTTTGGATTAATCTCTTTCCATAGTCTTATATACTCCCAGAATAAATATGATTGCCCTTTAAAAATAAACCCGTCCTCTTTAAGTTTTAAATAACCGTCTAAACTTGTAATCTCTTCATTACTTTCTGTTACCATTCCTTCTTTTTTTCCCGCAAAACTGAAGGATTGACATGGCGATCCGCCGATCAAGAGGTCTATTTTTTTAAAATCTTTTGATGAGATTTTTTGAACTTCTCCAATATGATTTGTTGTTGGGTAGTTATCTTTTGTTACTTTTATAGCGTTTTTATCTATTTCACTTGCATAGTAATTATCTACCTTAATTCCTAATCTATCAAGAGCAATCTGCCCACAACTCATGCCATCAAATAATGATAAAACGTTTATTCCTTTTTTAATATCCATATTGTTTTAGTGTTTTTCTTACCTGCATTAAAGCTTTGCCTAATAAATTTTCTCCCTGCCAATTTTCTGGCTGGTATGTTGTTTCATCTTCAAGTCCAGTTCCGCAGCCCCAAATCTTATCCCACGGTGCTGCTTCTACCAAAATTAAGTCTCCAGTGTCAATGAGAAATTCTCTCTCGTCGACGTTTTGTGAGAATTTTAGTAGATTTGCCTTGCAAACAATGCTGAATTTCTTTTCGTCCCAAACTTTTGGATCGAAGTTTTTTATTTTTCGACCTAAATATTTTTGCTCTTTTGGGTTTAGTTCGTGCTTAATCCTTTCGAAGCTTAATTTATCTTTAAACAAAGAAGCTTTCCCTAGCATCATATACTGTTCCGCACAATTTATAAACATATCTTGATTTCTAAAGCTTCCGTTCTGACCTTTGTAAGCGCCGAACCATTGACTCAAAGGCCCTTTTTGAAAAGCAAGAACTTTGTTTTTCGTTACATATCCGTAGTCTTCGTTTTTATGCTTCATGCGAGTTTCTTATTTTTGTGCTGCTGATGCCGTGTGTGAATTGGCAGCGATCTAGATTGAAGGATTCTTCGTAAATGAAGAGCATTTGGTCGTCAGTATACTCCACTTCGCTTTTTAACCTTGGGAATACTAGGAATTGCATTTGGGAGTGCATGATACCTTCGTTTTGGAAGAATTTTTCCATAGATAGTTTGCTTTTTTCGATATAAGCACAAAGTTTATTAAAAACATCATCTCCAATAGCGAAAATTATTTTTGCACTGTCGAGTTTTTTTGAGTAGTATTTGAATTTTTCAGTAAAAATACCTTCATTAAAATGTGTAATTGGAACGCTTGATGGAACAAACCCTCCCTCGATAATGATTTCATACCTATCTAGGAGAGAAATGTGGTCAACTGGAGATTTTTTGTAAGATTCAGTGCATACTTCTAAGATTACCATGTCGTTTTCTGGCATTTTTAAGCACTTTTCCAAGATCATTCTGTGACCATCGTGAAAAGGGTTAAAACTTCCAGAGTAAATTACTACGTTATTTATTTCTTCGGCGCTGCAAAAGTTGTCTACGTCGTCGAAAAAGTTTTTAATGTCGTTGTTAGAAACAGAATGACCTTCTGAGCAGCATAGGTTGACAAAGTCGTTTAGCGATTGTTCAATAAATTCTGAACATTTTGATTCTTGTAAACATCTTGTTGTATTGGTGTGAACCGTATTTGGAAAAACATAGTGATATTCTGACGTCATCTCGCTAGATGTTATACAGACGAAGATTTGATTTACTCGATCTTCCCTTTCGAGCAAACCGTTACTCAAAGAGGCTGTCACGCCCAAACCCACTCCACTTTTGGTGGCAGATAGCTTATCTACACGATCTCGCATTTTAGAAGCCATTTCTCTAGCTGTCATATTTGAGCAGTATTTAAAGCTAGGGTCTCTTCCTAAAAAATCAACTAAGGAGGATTGACTGTATGGGGTTAAAGCCTCAACAAAAAAGCTTGAGCATCCACCTTTGGATAATAATCCATCAACAAATCCAGTCCCGCCGCCAGTAATAACGGTTCCTAGTTTTAAATCTTTTTCTTTGAATGTTTTGATTATATCTTCCATTGTTTTTATTGATTAAATTCTACAATTACTGATTCGACTCCGTATTTAACGGTGTATGATTTGATCATTGCTTCCACAATATTCCAATCTCCACCAGCCAAACCGCAGCCCATTAGTTTAGGAAAACCTAAAACCATGAAGTTTTCTTTACCGTCAGCGACTTCTTTGTTATTATGGTCTTTTGCTTTTTTGAAGATCTTTTCGACGCCACTGAATAGGTATTCGTAATTAACCATTCGTTGGTTAGTTCCAAAGTTGTATTGACCGTATACGTTTACCACGTATCCTTTGCCATTTACTTTTGCGAATGTGTATCCGCCCATTTTAGCTTCGTCTCCAGGTTCTGTTTTTTGGTCAGCTCGATAAGCTTCTGGAAACTTCACCTTAATTTGAGCCGCAATTCCACCACTCATTGTGCAGAATGCGTTAGCACAATGGATAATTGTATTGATTCCCGCTGGGAAAGTTAATAAGTCGCCTTTAATGTTTAGTGTTTTTGTTTTCATTTCTAATTGGAATATGACAGATTTTTGAAATTTGTCAATGTTTATTTTTTTCATATTTTAAATAAGTTCAAATCCTTCGTTAATATCTATACATCTCCAATAACATTTTTCGTATTCGCCGCTAGTTGACTCATGAAAATGTCCGAAATGCCACGTTACAGGTTGAACTTTTTCCATAACTTCGTCCATTATGTTGCGCTCAACTTTTAAATCTTTTTCAAGTTTAGGGTCTTTATTCAGCCAGTATGCTAAAATATTCTTCCCTACATTGAAGTGATTTGGGCATGTATGTGATAATATAATGTCAGATTTTTCCAAAGATGGAATATCAACATTAAGAGCTTCGTCTTTCCAATAACTCTCCCCCTCTTTTCGGGTTGATCTATCGATAGATATAGCTCCGTTTAAAAATAAGGTTTTTTTACCATTTAATATTTTGTAGGTTTGATTTTTTATCAATTCTATATTGGAGTAAACTGAGTTGAATTCGTTTCTAATATTATCGTTTTCATAATAGTCGGGCTTGCAATGATTGCCTCTAATAACTATTAGCTTGACGTTGTGATTTGAGAGTTTTTTGTTTAAACTTGCCATTTCGTTTTTATCATTATTTGAAAACCCCAAACCAAAATCTCCCAATTGAATAATGGTTGAATCGTTTGTTGCATTTCTGTGCAAAAATCTCTTTAAAAAAGCGAAATCTCCATGTATATCTCCTAATAAAATGACAGTCCCTGTAATATTTTTCGTGGTTTTCATGATTTTGTGTGTAAACACTATTATGAATATTGATTTAAGTCAAGCAGAAACTTGCTATATGTTGGGTTATTTTTGGGCAGATTGTTATTTCGGCAAGTGTAAGAGGGGGTATTCCTCCTTTAGCTTTGAAGTTAAAAAAGATGATTTTGACAAAGTTTGGTATATACTGAGAGATTTTTTAGGTTTCGAAAAATTCACAACCAGAATAAGAAAAAACTCAAGCAAACCCCAGAGTTGCGCTCGCTCTTCTAAAAATCTCTCTTTTTTTGAAGAGTATCAGTTCGATAATAAAGATGGTTCTGATTGCCCCTTGTATTTTAAAATCAACAAAAAGAATAGAAAATTCTTTATAAAAGGGTTTTTGGATGGAGATGGATCTATATCTCTTGATAAAAATAATCTATTCAGAGTTTCTTTTAATGGATCTAAGCTTCAGAAATATACATTTTTGGAAGACTACTTTGATGATATAGGTATTGATTGTAAGGTGTATAGAAAATCCCGCCCCTCTCACCACAAGTCTCATAAAAAAGCACACCACGAATACTCTGTAGTAGAAGTCACAAAAAATTCTGACAAAATAAAATTTTGCGAGTCTATTGATTTTCCTATAGGCTTATCTAGAAAGGTGGAAAAATTTTATGATTACAAAAAATATTTAAAAAAGAGAGAGGACTCTTCCAGAAAAGTTTTATTTGGGAATGAAGAGACTGTATCTTCTGGGATCATAAGAAGTAAGTATGGCGACTTTAAAACCACATCTCTACAAAGCAAGTGCAGAAGGGGAATCAAATACATTGGAACATTCCCAAGTTTAGAGGAAGCTTTGGAAAAACAAGATTTATTTCACAAATCTTTTCCTAAGCAATAAAAAAAGCCCACTAAATGTGAGCTTTTTAAAAAATATGTAAAAAAGATTACTGAGTATACTGAAAGTGCATGGCATCGCGACCCCAAGCTCGCCCACCATGCTTAAATCCGTGCTTTTCAAATATCTCAACAGCTTCTACTGGCATGCTTCCGTATCCCCTGTAGCCAACCCTGTCTTCATTCCAAGGTGTTCTGTTGCCGTTTTCAGAAGGGTTTAAGTCAATTGCTGCTCCCCATGCGTGCTTTGACTTTGTGTTGCCATTTCTTACGTTTCTGTTGTTAAATACGCCGCCGTAAAGGTCTAGTCCATGCTTTCTTATCCAATCCATGCCGTATGTGTCATAAATTTCCTTGAGAGCGTTCTTGAGTGGTTCGGCGATCTTTTTGTGGCATCTGATGTTTTTTACCTTTACGCTTTTATCCCAAGCCAACTTCATTGGATATGGCGCTGGAACTAAAACTAAATTAGCTTCACTTCCAACTTTTCCGTAGAATTTAACCATTGAGTCGTAATCAGCTTTTGGCGGTTTTGTTGATGTGGATTTATTTTTAGATGGAGTTTCTAAACTTTTCTTCCAAGAGATTTCCGCCCACTGTGTTTTTCTTCCGTCGATTCCGTCTGCCTTTCCCGCATTAAAGCCTAATTCGTTGAGGGCTATTTGTTTAAGATATGTGTCTGCGTCCCATTTCATATCTTTTTTTACACTTTTTTCGGTCATTCTTACTTAAAAAACTATAATAATAGTGTAAACAATATTGGAACAAGGTAAATTATTATGGGAGAAAAGGAAAAGAAAATTATAGAAGACTTATACGAGTTAGAATCAACGGCGATTCTTGACTTTTTTAGAATCTTCCCAGACGACGTCAATGATCCAACTTTTTCTATAGATTTTCATGGAGGAACAAACGGTTTTTATGAACCAATAGTTTGGCAGGGTATTTCCTATATGCCAATTCCAATTGAAGTTTCAGATTTTAAAACAAAAGGCGATGGAACCTTAGTTCGACCAAAAATCAAAATAGCAAACATTGATTATATTATATCTCAGTGGTTGCAAATTCACGACGGGTTCGCTGGAGCAAAGGTTTTCAGAAAAAAGGTTTACGCCAAATATTTAGATGACGTCAATTTCCAGCCAGAAGGCGTCAATCCATTTGTGAATGGTGCAGATCCTTCTATGGGTTTTCAAGATGAAGTTTTCTACATTAATAGAAAGTCCACTGAAACTAAAACTTTTGTGGAATTTGAGTTGGTTAGCCCTTTGGAGCTTGAGAATATTGAGATTCCAAGAAAAATAATGCTATCCAAGTATTGTCCGTTCTTTTATAGGGGAGAATCTTGCTCGCATAACTCGTCAAACAATCTGTATGATGAGAATAGCGTTAGGTTGCCGTCGCAAAGAATAAAGGGAGAATGGGCTGAAGATAAAACCTACAACTACGGAGATACTGTTTATAGGTTTTCGAAACATAAGATGGGAATTTCACCAAACAATAGTTTAAGCAACCCAAACGATCACTTATCGCCAACCTACGCGAAGATATTTTTTGTATGCAAAAGTGCGGATGGCATTGTAAATAAAAACCCTTTTGATTATGAGAACTTATGGTCTAGAGATTCCTGCTCAAAGAAGCTGGGTGGTTGCATGGCGAGGTTTGGAGAGAACATTAGATTCGGAGGATTTCCTGGGACAAGTGGATACGGAACTTAACAAAATAAAGGATATTTGCTTAAAAACACCAACTGTTGAAGTGTGTGGGTTTGTGGTGAGTAATGCTGGAAAATTCTCAGTGATCGAAGCTATAAATGAAGCTCAAGATACTGAAAACTTCTTTGAGATAGGTCCTAAACAATACCTTTCCGCGATAATGGGGAACGAGAAGGTCGAATGCGTTTACCACTCTCACATAAAAGGTTCAGCAGACCCTTCGGATTTCGACAAGCTTATGGTTAAACACACCTGTTTGGACTTTTTAATATACAGTATCGAAGAAGATGACTTTAAAACTTTAAAAGCAATATAATGATAAAAGTAAAACTAATGGGAGAAATAGGAAAGGTTTTTGGTAACGAGTTCTCGTTTATGATCAAAACTAGCAAAGAAGCTTATCAAGCTCTAAAAGCAAACTTAAAGAATTTTGAAAAGTTCTTGTTGGAGGCTGAGAAAGAGGGTAAGCATTATCGCGTTATGGTGGACGGTAAAGAAATTTCTGACCAGTCAGAGTTTGAAAACCTAAACGCTAACTCTACTATTTATATTATGCCTGTTATTTTAGGTGCTGGATTTCTTCAGATAGCTATTGGAGCTGCCATCGCATTGGTTGGTTTTTTTACTCCTCTTCCGTTTTTGGTTCAGCTTGGTCTTACTATTGCGGTTTCTGGTCTAATATCATTATTTGCCGAAACTCCAAGGCAACCAACGTCAACTCAAACGGTTAGTGCTGGTGTTAGCTCTTATTTCTTCGGAGGTCGAACTAATACGGCTCAACAGGGTAATATCCTTCCCCTCGCTTATGGTAGACTAAAAATAGGATCTTATATAATTCACTCAGCGGTTACGAACTACGATGTTCCAGACGCCAACGAAAACATTTCAGAATAATGTTCAAGAAAAATAAACAAAAAAACTTAAAAGGATCTGGATTATTTAGCACGCCTAAACCTCCTACACCTTTGCTTTTACCACCTAACTCAAAAGATGCTAGACGTAGCACCCAGTCTTTAGAGGTTATCGATTTACTTTGCGAAGGCCCAATTGCTGGAATAGTAGATAAGCAAGGAAATATTATGAGCGGTCTTAATTTGGGTAAAGGTATTTACTTAAACGATACACCTATTATAAACGAAGGTGGAGAATTTAACTTTAGAAGAACCTTTGCGGAATTTAGATCTGGAATAAAAGACCCTAGCCAGTTTTCAGAAGAGAGCGGATTCAATCAAATAGAGCAAGCTATAAACTCAAGCCAAGCACTTGTTGGTTCTTGGGATTGGAGCGAAAGCGAGGGGAGTTCTGACGACTTTCATGATGGAGAGTCTAGTAGAGATGTTCGTGCTAACGATCCAACTAATGCCGAGCGACAGTTTGGAACGTGGAGGGGTCAGATTGACGAGGGGGAATTTCCAGAGGAAGATCCTTATATATTTACGCACACTGCGGAAAACTCTTTTGTTAGCGAGATAGATGTGAATATTTCCATATCTCAATTGTCAGATACAGTTTCTAGAGGTGCTGGATCTGGAGATGGTGGAGATATTGGCGTTAAAGTATCAGCAACTGTAAACTTTGAAATAAAGGGTGGTTATTTTGACTCTAGCAATAACGCCGTAATCGTTACTGAAATTGAAGAGTCCGTAACTGGTTTAATTACAGCATCTCCTTACGGCATTACCGTGACGGTTGATGTTGGTAGCGATAAAAACACTAGCAAGAAATGGATAAGCGTTAGAAAACTATCTGCTGAAACTTTATCACCTTTGGTGTCTAGAAGCGCTTCTGTGGCAAAAATCACAGAAAGGATTGTTTCTCCAAGGATGAACTATCCATTTTCAGCTATGTTAGCTTCTCGATATGACGCTAGAACATTCTCATCCTTACCACAAAGAACTTTTGACTGCAAACTTAAAATAGTTAGAGTTCCAGTTAATTATGACGCTACTGGTCATTCTTATTCTGGAATTTGGGACGGATCTTTTAAATGGTCTTGGACGGATAATCCAGTTTGGGTTCTTTATGATATTTTGGTAAATAATTCTTATGGGGTTGGAGATTTTGTAGACGCAGACTTTATTGATAAGTGGACGTTATACAAAATTGGAAGATATTGCGATGGAGTTAATGAGTCTGGGGGGTTTGTTGGTATAGATGGTCTTCCAAGATTTTCCTGCAACTTAATTATTACTCAGCCCCAACAAGCTTTTGAACTTGTTAATCAAATAGCTGCAATTTTTAGAGGGTTTTTATACTGGCAAGATGGGAGTATTCATTTTGCATCAGACTCCCCTAGAGAAGCTTTAGTTCATTTCTCTAACGTTGATGCTAAAGACGGTCAGTTTTATTATTCAGAGGCTGCTAAAAATACGAGGTTTAATATCGCTGAAATTCAATACAACGATGCCGACGATAACTACACCCCTAAAATTTCATCTATTGAAGACCCAGAGGGAATATCTCAACAAGGGCCTATAATCAAAAGAGTTGAGGGTCTTGGAATAACGAACGAAGGTCAAGCCAGAAGGCTTGGCAGACACATGCTTTTCTCTTCAAGATTAGAAACTGAAACCGTTTCGTTTACAACAAACCAGAAAGCTTTATATTTAAAACCTAATGATGTTATTTCTATTTCCGACCAATTAAAAAGTATCGTTAGAAACGATGGGAAGATTTTAGGTGTTAAAAAGAATAGCGAATTTACTCTTGGTGTATTGGTGGATCAAGATTTAACTGGAACCTCAATATCTTCTATTAAATTTTCCACTCCATCTACTCATAATGATTATAAGGATTTCGGAAATTTCTTCGGATCTACGGTTGAGGAACAAATTCAATCAATTAAAGATTTGCGAACAAAGCAGTTTTCTGAATATAAGGTTGGGTCTATTAGAAAAGGCGAAGTTAAAACGTTCGAGATGGATTGCGACGACCTTAATTTGATTGTTCCTTTAGCTAGTAATGCTATTTTATTTGGAGCTATTTTAAATAAGTGCGGAACTTCTTATACCGTAACTTTTGATGATCCTATATATGTAGGCGGAGCTGAAGTCGACCTAACTGGGCAGATGATTAGAGATGCTTGGAATGGATACACTGGGATCGTTAGAGATATTAACGGAACTATTATTGATATTAACGACATTCTTATTGATTATGTTGGTGCTGGATGGTGGGGAGAAGTTGAAGAAGATTTATTTATTGATGTTAGTGTTGGTATTCACGAACTCAATTATGGATTCCAAGCGCTGGATGTAAATGGGGAGGATGTTTCCATATGGGAGCTTAGAGATAGGTTTGAATGTGGAGATTATTCTTACACCATCAAACTTCATTCTCAAAACTTAAAAGATTTATTCTTTAAGGTTATTAGTGTTGCTGAATCAGAAAAAAATGAATATAACGTGAATGCAGCGGCTTATAACGTAGCTAAATTTAACGCTATTGAGGGTGAATTTGTTGATGACACTAGCGAATATAACTTTGGCGGAGTGTCGTCCGTGAATCTTGGCATATCTCAACCAACAACGCCTCAGTTTACATTGTTCGATATTTTAGAATCAAGCGTGTCGCCTTCTGTTTCTGACTTTCAGTTTGATTTTGAATGGAAGTTTAGTAGTCCATACGACTCTATCGAAAGATTTGACATTACTTTAATTACGCCTAGCGGGTCTACTCGATACTTTTCGAAAAACGCACCAGATTTTGACTCTATAGTAAGCGGCGACCATCTTTACAGTATGACTTTCACAGACTTATCTGAAGATATATCTTCCTACGAATATGGTAATTACAAGATGATTATAAAAGCAGTAACGAAAGCTCCTTATTTTACCCCATCAGATGAAAATATTATGTCTGAATTTTTGGAAATATCTACTAATTTAATTTCTGAAAACTTCTTTTTGGTTGATTCGTTCGACGTCACAAGCAAAGAGTCTGGAAGTTACAATTTAAACACTTCAGCACATAACGGTCAAGGTAATTTCGTTTCTAACACATCTTACTTGTCTACTAAATGGACTCTCATTGACCCTGCAAACCAAGGAATTTCAACTTCATTAGAATACTCTAACGCTGGATTTAATATTGTCCAAAAAGTAAGCATACTAACTGCGGCAAGTGAAGCCACAACCATTGCAGATGAATTAGTTTATGGACTGTCTTATTCAAACACAAAAGCGAACTTAGTTTCTGCTCTTGGGTCTGAGGACGCTATGAGAGATTTCAAGTTAAAGCTGGAGGTTTTTTCTGATTTGGATGTTGACCCTTTCGATACCGTTATAAATATAACAAACCCTAAACCAGAAATATCTAACCTAATTGTTTTGGATGCGAACACTCCAAATACGGGATCTGTAGATTTGCAATTCACATTTGACAATCAAGGCGGACAAGATTTAGACTACTTAGAAATATACTCTGGTGATAGCGCATCTTTCGTTCCGTCTTCGGCAAATATTATATCATCTCTATCCCTAGCTTCTTCTGCAACTTCAGCAACGGTTTCTTTAACCAAGTATGATGGCCACCCGACGGGAGACTCTTTAACAGATTTCGCTTATACTCCAGCCTCTGGAGAAGAGCTTTACCCAAAAGGTTTTCTGTTTTATAAAGCTGCATTGTTTGATAGTATTGGTCAAGGTGTTATTTTTGCAACACCAAATTCTGGAACATTATTGCTTTCTAGCAGTTCTGGTTCTGGAGTTAATGAAAATGCAGAAGGGGTTCAAAATTTAAATAACGAGGTCATCTTAAAGATTGACTCTAGGGGAAAGGCTATTGATTTTGCTGAATCTAATTTTGAAATAGGGGCTGGAAGCTCCACTTTCCAAACTTCATATTCTAGGTTGCAATTGGACGTTAACGCTAACGAGTTTATTCGATGCGATTTAGCCAAGAACGTGGCGTGTCCTATATTTTCAAATAGCAGTAGTAGATTCGACCAGATGGAGACTAATTTGTTTTTCGAAATTGGCGGAACTTTGCCGACGCAGGATTTTGAAATAGGATTTAGAATAGGAGCCGACTCTGACCTGTTTGAGACTACAACTATTATCCCAACACTTGATGAGAATAGCTTTGGGGTTGAATTAAAAATATATATTGAATCTGGAGTGGAAAAAGTTTCTCTAATCACTTCTTTTGGTGATGGTATTATAGGTAATGTAAATACAGCGGTAGTAAACCAGTCTGTTCTTTCAAGCACAAAAACAAATAACTTCCTACTTATTATAAAGCAAGATCAGATTATAATTAACTCCGTTGATGACGATACTAATTACACGATCATAATTGCTGTTGAGCTTCCTACTGAATTTTCTGGAGACTACGGTTCTGGAAATAACCTAAACGGTCTTCAGTGCTGGTCTAAAAGTAGTGCTGCTGGAGCAGTTCAGTCGAACACTATAGAATCAGTTTACTTTGATAATATTCCTATTGAGTTATAATAAAAAAGCCCTCCGTTTATAGGAGGGCTTTTGATTCTTTATTCAATTTAAGCTTCTTGAGCTTCTTTCGCAGCGGCTTGTTCAGCTACCGCGTTTTTTACTAACGTGTCGAACTGGCTTTTTTGGCAAGCCGTCCAAGTGCTGTATTCTTTTTTCATCTTTTGGTAATGAGAACGACCCTTTTTTGATTTAACGTCGATGCCCATAGCCTCAAGACCTTTTCTTATTTTTTTTGCTGCTTTTCCCATAATTAAACTTCTGTGTGTTTTTTGATTGCGCTGACGATTTGGAATAAATCTTTAACAGGAACGTCTTCAAATGAATTCCAATTTTTTGTTTCTGGATGCCTATAAGCTTCTGTTGACCACATCTCCCTTAATGTTGATTTTAATGTGTCCCAATTAGAGTCTCCTAATTTATCCTTCATGATGTTCTTTAACGCTCCAACAGGAGTAATTGAACCAGCTTCACCAGAACTGGCTACAACACCCGCCTCGACTGCTTGTGGGACAGATAGAGGTATTCCAGAACCTGCTGACATTTCATCTGATGAAACAATCTCGATTCCTAATGAATTTCGAACGCAACGAGCGAAAGCTCTGTTTGCCGCGATGGTTTCTAAGAACACTTGCGCGAATTCGCTGGTGTTGACGATGGATGCGTTTGCGACCTCTTCTTGAACGACAACTTGATCGTCTGATTCGTAATTTGGTTTCCACTCAATTCGGCATTTCATAACCACGCAAGCTGCGTCTGTATATAAACACTCAAAACTCACGGAAGAAAACCCTCGGATCTTAGCGATGCTTTTAAACCCAGCCAGTTTGATAATTAATTGGTGATCCTTGAGTCCGTCTGTGGATCTTGGGATTGGATCGTCGCTAGCATTTTCTTCAAACCATTTTGTATTGACGATAATGTTATTTTTGTCAATCATTGATTTCCAATCAACAGTTCCATCTGTATTAAAAGTGTGATTAACAGTCTCAATAAGACCGTATTTATTTCTACTTCTAGATGTTGGAGGGATAGCACTAAACGTAGTTTCGTTTGGGAGTTCAATAGGGTCTACCGCCTCCGCTTTAACTACAACTTTCTTCGCTACTTTTCTGGCAGCGGTTTTTTTTGTAGCTTTTTTAGCTACTTTCTTTTTAGGTTCTGGCATGTTTTTTGATAATTAAATTTTCAATATCGTTTTTTAGAGAAAATCCTTCTGGGACGCTAAATGCTCTTGTTTTTTCATTGTAGTATTCTTTTACTGATGTAATATTAGCGCACCAATGATCTTCTGTCAAGAAAAAACTTCCATCTGCGAAGAAATCCATGTTTGATTTGAATGAATTTTCTTCATTTATTTGTATTTTTTCTTCGTTTTTGCTTATCACTAGGTCTATAAAGTCGCATCTGATGATATTTAATGATTCTAGATCTAAATTGGAGTGAAATTCAACTGGCATCCTTAAATAATCAAGAAACTCTGAATCGCTTTCCGAGAAGCCGTCTTTTACCTCGTATTTTAATGATATTACTTTTTTTGATTCTTTCGCGAATCTAGAAATTAGCTCGAAGCATTTTCTAACATGGTCATGATCGAAACTTCCAGAGTATTCTATACCAACTTCATGAAAGTTTTGCAACCAAAAGATGATGTTATGCAAATTTAACGTAGATATGCTAACCCTATCGAGTAATAAAGTCACCTTTTGATATTTTTGTTTTATTTTTGAAGGCTCTATATGGAAGTTTGGTATTACTTTAGCGTTAAAAGTGTTAAACTCACTGCCAATGTAAACGGTTTCCATCTCATGTTCTAAGTTTATTCCTAATTTTGCGAGTGATTCGATGGCTATTTTGTCTGGCGTTACTTCGTTTATTCTTTTTTTCTTTTCATTGTCAGAATAAGAAGCTCCAATATCAGAATAGTCTGGACTAAGAATTGAAACTTTGTCCGCGCTAGTCCAATAGGGTTTTGAATTTTGCGGGTCAGAGCATCCAAAGACTACCACGCTAGGTTTATTTAAACCAGAAGCAAAATGTGATGAGCATGTGTCGTTCGTTATTACCATTAACGAGTTTTTAATAATGAATTGCATTTGCTTTTTAGTAGCTGATCTTGCGTCAAAAACAGAAGGTAATAACGCCTCGTCTTCTCCGCCGACCTGTACGACGCTTATTCCGCTATCTCCAAGAGAGCTTGACATTACATCCAATACTTCAGTAAAGTAATCATACTTGCGAGCTTCTGAGCTGCTCCCTGCGTGAATTACGATATACTTATCAAACGGGATTGAGAAGTATGACAAGGAGACTTGGGGTTTATCTATTTTTACGCCCATCGCTAGGCTATATTGTTCAATTAAGTGCATCCTTTTTCTTCTGTTAATTGAGAACCAAAGAGCTTGTCGATCTTTTTCTTAATTTTGAATCTTTTATTGTTTTTTCTGAAAATTGCTAATCCAACGTCAGAGGCGAAGACGCCTTCTTTATCTGAAGCTATTTTCATTTCGTCGATCAAGTCCCAAATATCTTTGTTTACTGTTGTGAGTTTGTTATTTAGTTTTTCAAACTTCTTCCAATCTTTTTTGTCAGAATTTGCCGCCAATTCTGCCATGCTCATCTCTAGTAGAGCGTGTTCAAATTCTACGCTATCTAACCTCTTCCTATCCTCGAATTTTTGCAGCTTGATTGTTAAAATGGACATTTTGTCCGTCAACTCTCCTGCCGATACTGGTATTTTAATCATAATTTAAATCTAGTTGTATTTTGTCTCTGCCGCCGTGCGTGTAGTGGCTGAGTTTTTGGGTGAACCAAGCAGGGTGAAATGATACGTCAAATATTCTCTGCTTTTCGCCGCGACCTTCCATATAGAAGTTATCGTCAAGCAAGTAATGGTAAGGGATTAGGGTGTCAATATACTCCGACTCGTCTAGTAGTTCGAAGTTGCTTTGTGTTGTGAAAAAGTATATTTTGTGATTTGGGTAAGTTTCTTTTATTCCTTTTAGTAATGATGATGCCATGTAAACATCTCCAGCGCTCCTTGGCAAGAAAATAGCTAACCTTTCTTTGGGTGATTCGTCTCCCAAAAAATCTTCGAGTTCTTTTTTTTCTTTTATTGATTCGTTTTTTGACGAGAAGTGGTCAATAAGATCTTCTCTCGTTACTTTTCCAGACTTTAAATCTCCAATAAGTTGTTTTATTTCTTCACTATATTTGGATATATTATGTCCGTAATATTCGTCGTAGATTGCTCTCACCCATTTTAAGTTGTCGTTAATTGATAGGTGTTTGTTTTTTATTTTTCTTTCAGTTGGTTCTATGTCAATAAAATCATGCTTCGTGAATGGTAGTGAGTCCAACCAATCTTCAACTTTCTTACATATAACATTTGGCGCGAGATTGTCAAGAACAAACTGCCTAGCAGTCTTTCCCATTTTTTCGTTTTCGCCATAAACATCTAAAACAAGATACTCTTCAAGTTGTTTGGATATACTTTCTGGCTTTGTGAATGCTTTGATAAATTTAGATGCACTTTCCTCATACTTTGTCCAATCCAAAGGGACGCCTCCAGAGTCTGGATTGCTGAAATCTTCACCGCAAGAATAGTCGGTTACTAGTGTCACCAATTCGCATAACTTGGCTTCTTGAACTGGTATTTCTTGACCGCCACTCGTAAACGGGTGACAGTAAATGTCCATCAAGTTATAAACTTCGTTCAATCTCTTTGGGGGAAGACCGTGGCTTATTGAGCAAGTTGAAACAGAATCTTTAGAACCGCAAATAGTGCAGTCAATATCATCTTTTATATAGCTCTCCACAGCACTTTCGCCGCAGCTTTTGCATTTGTAAGATGTTAGTATATCACTTAAATCTACACCCTTGCTTTTTGCTTGGTCTTTAATGTCCCACCCGCCGATTTCAGACCAGTAAGTGTGAAGTAGTAGTTTTAAGTTTTCTTTTGGATATTTATCTTTTAAAGATTTAAATCCTTCAAGTAGGTTTGGAAGCCCCTTTCTTAATTGGTTTCTAAAAACGAATCCGATTACTTTGGCGTCCTTATCTATTCCATATTTTTTTCTTAATTTAGTTTTTTTCTCTTTTCCTAAATTTTTAAAAGTTTTGGCGTCTACGATCCCTCTTAACATTTCTGTATGGTTAGCACCGATTTCGTGCATGGCTTTTTTAGCGAAAGAACTCCAAACAAAAAAATTGTCCGTCTTGTCTGCTATATCTATCGTTATGTCAGATATTGGCAAGCTATCCAAAGTCGTCCAGATACATGAGGTTATCTTATTCCACCATTGAGTGTCAGTGAACCCGTTAAACGCCCAAACGTCCTCAATGCCCATATAAACGTCTGGTTTTATCTCGTTTATAAGGTTATTTATCGTGAACCTTCCGTAATAAGCTTGACGCTTTAACGCGTCATCGTTTTTTATTTTTGATAGAGTTATTTCGTCTTCTGGTATAGTTCCATAAACTTTCCAAGGAATATTTTCGTATTCCTCTTCCTCTCTCATTTTCCCATTAGCTAGTTCAACGATATTATATTTTCCTGTTTTAAACAAGTAAGTCAACAAGTGTTTTTTGTTGACTCCAAATCCTGTAAACTCTCTAAAAAAGTTGCTGTGAATTACAACAGTTTTCTTATTCTTTGTCATTGTATTGTTTTTGTTGGTAGTCCAACGATTTTCTAATTCTCTGCTTGTAATGAGTATCTAGAAAAGCCATCAACGATAATTTAATCGTAACAGCCTCCTCTATTTTAATATTTCCAACAAAAAAGCTCGTAGCTGAATTCTTTCTAATACTTAGCGCGTAACATTTTCTCTCAGCGTTTTTGGAGAATCCAATCTGAGTGTTTCCGTTAGCGTTTTGGTGGTAAAAGTCACACTTGGGAAGCTTGCCATCAAAAAAGGCGATGATCTGACCGATTTCGTCTTCTCCTATTTTTACATAAACCTCCTTTAGTTCATCTCCAAGTGAGTCTTTACAAGATCCAGTTTTAGTTTTGTCGTTCCAGCTCGACTGTTTGACGATGTGAAAGAATAATTGCAAATCATTCTTTTTAAAGTCTTTGCTGCATTTGATAAATAATGCGCTTCCTTTTCCGCTTGGGCTGAATTTGTATAGGTCTTTTAAGTTGTTGCTCATGCTTTATTATAGCGTTCTAGTAGGTTTTATCCACAAATTTTTCTATAATTTCGCAGTATTTTTTGATTGCCCTTGAATTTAACTGATAAATTCCACATGTATCAACAAAATTGAATATGCAAGCTTTTTTATTCATGTCTAAACAAAGAAATGCTAGGTCGCGAGCAAGGTATAGTTTTAAGAAATCATCTTTAAGTTCTACAATTTGCTTTGCTGATATTTTGTTTTTTGAATCTTCATTGTAAGCTTCAACGACAACAGTTAAAGACTCCTCGTTGCCAATATAAATTCCCTTATCTAAAAGCAAGAATACAAGATCTACAAGAGGGTAATCTAAATTTATGGAATACAAGTTTTTAAACTTAAACTCCACATCTCTAATTGATCTTGATTGCGGGTCTTTTTTTGATAATAAGCTCTGGTTGGAAAATCCCCCTAAATTAAATACCTTTTTAAGACCAGATTCTTTTTGGCTTGTGGTTATTCTTTCTAAAGGTTTTTTATACAAGCTCGTAAATAGCCTTGCCGCTGAAGAGCTTAACGTAGAAAGAACCTTCTCCCCCTCTTTGTAAAAGAAGTCGATGTTTTTTTTATCGACAGATTTTGCTGGTGTTTTTTTAGAAGGTCTTCTATGAAGATTGGATATAGTTGAAACTAGCACCTTCTTAATGTCTGAGTGTGAGTATAAACTTCTATCAACATGATTTTCATTCCATAGGGAGGAATTTTCATCACACGTAAATAAAGAATATTTTCCATTTTCATGACACATTAATTGAACTACAGGGTCTTTTGAATCCTCTGTCTGAAATAAATTTAAAAAAGAAGCCTCTTCAGATAGTGTTTTTTTATCATCTTTATCTATTGGGAGCTTTAGGATGAACTTTTTTTCGTTGATTGTTAATGTAACTTCTGGTATGCCTAAAAATGGAAGCTTATAACTATCTATAGTTACTTTTTCGCTATCATCTATAAATTCCTTTAAAAGATTTCTAACAAACACCTCTGAAACATTTTCACCCCCAGCCCACGTTTCGTCGCGGGGTGAGGGTAAACTGTGTGCGAGGTGGATTATTTTTGAAAATCCACTCATTTTAATTAAGCTTTAAATGCTACCGCTCCGCCGATTGAGATTGTAGAAACACTCTTTTTGGCTACTTTAACTTCGTCGTTTGTGTTATTATCACGGAATGTGATAAAATGATCCGTATGCCCTCGTAGTTGAGCATTATAAATATTGCCCTGCTTCATTACGATACCGAAGAATCTACCCCCTGTTGTGGCTAGAACTTTTGTTAGTTTATTTTGCTTTTGCTTTGTCATTTGTTTTTATTAGTATTTTGTTATTTTTTTCTGTTACCGATAGGGATTTTGTGCCGTTTTTCTTAGCCTCAAACACATGCTTGACTAAAGAAGGCTTGAGTTGTTTGTTGATCTTATTGATTACAGATCTTGCTCCAGCCTGCACACTATCCTCTTTGATAAGGTAGTTTAACAAACTTTTGGGAAATGTTAAGTTAATATCGTGCTTTTCTTTGATAATTTTCTTGATTTCGGTTAATTCTTTGTTCGCTACACGCTTCATACTAGCCTCATCCAATGAATTAAAGAATATAATATCAGAAACTCGACTAATAAACTCTGGAGCGAAGGCTTGTTTGATAGCCTTTTCTCTGTTTTTGTTCATTGTGGACTCAGAATTTTTAATCATTCCGATGCCCTTATCAAGCTCTTGAGTGCTTCCAGCGTTAGTTGTAAGGATTACAATGCAGTTTTTAAAACTAACCGTCTTTCCTGTATTGTCAGTGAGTCGACCATCATCTAGGATCTGCAAAAGAACGTTCTTAACAGAATCGTGACTCTTTTCGATTTCGTCAAACAATATGACGCATGAAGGGTTTTTTTTGACCTGTTCGATTAATAATCCTCCCTCTTCATAACCTACATATCCTGGATCCGCACCTATAAGTTTGCTTCCAGAAGTCTTATCTGAGAATTCTGACATGTCGAATCTGATCATTTTATCTTCCGTTCCGAACATATGAGAAGATAGCTGTTTTGCTAGGTATGTTTTCCCTACGCCAGTAGTTCCTGCAAACAAAAATGAAGCAATAGGCTTTCTTGGATGCGATAAACCTAAGTACGATACTTGAATTGCGTCACAGACTCTCTGTATGGCGTTTTCTTGCCCAAACACTATACTATTGATACCAGACTCTAAAGACGAGATCCTGTCGAAGCCAGAGCTTTTTATCTTGTCTTTTGGAATTTTAGTCTTCTTTGCGATAACATCAACAATATCATCTTCTGTGACGACTTGTTTATTCTCTAAAAATTTATCTGCGTAGGTTTTATAATCAGCTAACGAGTTTAATTCTAGCTTTTCCATTTTTTCTAGAGCAACGTTAAAAGCTTTCTCATCTTCTATATTTCCATACTCGGAGTCGTAGAAATTCCTAATTTTCTTTTGTGCGTCCCTAACTTTTTTTGGCTTTGTGAAGGCTTTATTTGTTACAGTAGCTCCGACTTGGTCAAGAATATCAATAGCTTTGTCTGGAAAATGCTTATCGTTAATATATGTATCCGTAAGGTCAACAATGTTCTTTAGTACCTCTTTCGGATATTCAACCAAGTGGTGTTCTTCGTATGTTTTTGCTACTCTAGTTAAGATTTTTAAAGTTTCTTCTTTAGATGGCTCTTCTAACATAACGATTTCGAACCTACGCTCTAGCGCCGCATCCTTTTCGAATGTTTTCTTATATTCTTTAAATGTTGTAGCTCCAATACATGTCACGATGCCTTTTGCGAGCGCTGGCTTTAGTATGTTTGCGCCGTCCATTCCCGATTCTGAATCTCCAGACGCCGTGAGCATATGAACTTCATCAATAAATAAGATTATTCTCTTGTCGTTTTTTTCCAAATCTTCAACTTCGGCAATAATCTCGTCCATCCTTTCTTCGAACTGACCGCGATATTTAGTTCCAGCTACAATTTTAGCTAAATCAATAGAAATAATCTGAACATTCGAAAGCAAGTCCGAGAATTTTCCGCAGTCCTGCGTTAAGGAAAGGGCTAGTCCTTCAACAAGGGCTGTCTTTCCAACCCCAGCTTCACCAAGAATCATTGGATTTGACTTTTTCTTCCTTAGTAAGATTTCAACGAGAGCTAAAATCTCTTCATCTCTACCAAAGACTGGTTCAATATAACCGTCTTTAGCTTGTTTGGTTAGGTTTGTTCCATACTTTTCTAAAGGAGTTTGCCTTTCTTTCATTTTGTTCTCTTTATTTGATGCTGAAACTTCAACTTCTTTAACTAAAAATTGATCTAGTGACTGTTCGTCGTTATGATCCTGTTCGTCCATAGGCTCCCTACCTTCGCTTTTGTCGAAGATGGCTTTAATTGCATAAGCAATCATTCCGTAAGCGTATCCACAATTAAATCCGTAAGGAGTAAACAAGTCGTCTAGAAAAGCCTGTGCTGAAGAATTTAAAAGAGCGCACATTAAGTAGTCTGGAGAAACTTCGTCCACTCCATGACTCTCGGCAAGCTTGAACGCCGTGTCGATAACACTTTTTGTGGATTTTGATATTCTTACTTCAGACCTTTTGATTGGTTTTGTGGATTTGTTGCCGTCTTTTTTTGCATTACTGATAACGTATTCGTCGCAGCAAGCTCTCACGTTTAACTCTAATTGGTTTAAATTAACCCCCAATTCGGTCAATAGATCTAAATGCAAACAGTCTGAATTTTGAGACACTATACCTAAAGTTAAAAACAATAGGTTTACTTCTTTGTTGCCTAAGTGCGAGGCTTCTGTAGTGGCGTCTGATAGGATCTTTTTAGTTAATGGCGTTAATTTGTGGTTTTGCATTATTTTTTATTTCATTTCGCTGAATTTGAGGAAAACGTCTCTGTCGATTATGTCGATTGAGTCTACAAAGATCATATCTCCCGATTTTGACCCTTGAATCTTTATGATTCCTCCCTTTTCTGGCAGAACCTTACCAGAATCTTCGTAAATAGTCAAGTTCTTTCTTCGTTTGTTATCCATTAGCATGCAAGAGCAATTTCCTGTCTCATCATGAATATCCATTCTATAATAAAGATTTCCACTAGCTTGAGCTTTGGCTCTCTTTGTGTCTGAGATACTTGCGACTATATTTACTTTACAACCATCCATCTTATCCACCTCTTCGATGCTCATTAAACTTTTATCTTTCATTAGCTCTCTTAGTGGCTTTGAGTAAGAATAACCAAGCAAAGAGTTTTCAAAATACCAATGAGCAAAGTCTTGCTTCTTGATGTTTTGTGCATAGATTGCTTTATAGTTTACAAACTTCTTTTTAAAAGTTTCAAATCTTGAATCTTTCATAATTCTTTTTCCGTTTTCGTCTTTTAGCATTTCATCCTGCGATTCTTTGATCATATCTAAGATCATATATTCGAATTCCTCTCCGAAATCGTAGAACAATCTCTTTTCTCTATCAGTCAATATATTGAAAGCTTGAGCTTCTAAAGCTAAGTAACATCTTGATTTTGAATCTAATTTTATTTGATCTAACGCACCAGCGTAGATTAAAGCAGAAAAGACTCCAATATTTAAGCCAGCCTCTTTGGCGCATGAAAATAAGTCGAACTTGTTTTTTATTTCAGAGCTTCTTAATTCAACTAAAGCTTTTAGAGTTTTCTCAGCAACGCCTTTAATGCAATTAAGACCGAATCTAATATCTTTTCCCTCTACTGAGAAGTCCATGTTAGATTTCATTAAGTCTGGTCGGAGTAGTTTTACATCACCTCTAGATAATTCTTGGGAAACTTTTTGGATTTCAGAATATGGATCTGGTTCACTTTTAGCCATCTTTAATAAACTCACATAGAATTGTTGCGGATAATTGACTTTTAACCAGACCGTATAAGCGGATAGATAAGCATAGGAAATTGAGTGAGAGTTTGATGTAACTAACCCATGTGCGTAAAAGTTATGATCTTTGTGATTTACTTCGAAATCTATCGTAGGTTTTGTCCCTATTGATTTAAAATATTTAATTTTTGTAGAATACATAGTATTTGTTGTTTGAATTTGTTTTCATTTATTTCTTTTTCCCACACTTCCTCCATGTGCCATCCTTTATTTTTCAAAAAAGATCTTTTAGCTTTATCTCTTCCAGAGTTCCTTCTTTGAATAGCGTCTTCTGCTCCGTTTGGGTAAAATCTAGGATCTATATTAAAATACTGACCTTGAACTTCAATAGCTAGTTTAGCTGTTTTAAAACCAAAGTCAAGAGAATAATATTTTAAATGAAACTCTTCTTCAAAAGGCTCTTTTAGGTCTAGGGTTTGCAAAAACTCTCTCACTTTTATTTGTATTTTTGAAGTTTTGTTGAAATCTCCCTTTTTTAACCTCTTCGCTGTGGCTATTCTCATTTTTTGTTTTGATTCCTCAGAATGTTTGTTTCCAGTGTTTCCGTGAACCTCCCTAACTTTTGCAGATTCAGATAGCTTTTTTTTATGATCTTCTGAGAGCGGCTTCCCTTTGAATCTTTTAGACACTTCTTTAGCCCATTCTTCACTCCCTTTATTCCAAGGTATTCTTCCGAACATTGGATTTTTATCCCCCATTCTTTCTTTAGATAATTTTTCGCAAGCTATTTTAAAGTTTTCGCAACTATCTTTGGTCACGGACCCTCTAGCTCTAGTTGAAAAAACTACCCCCTTTCCATTTTTGACAAAGCCAACGTCTTTATTTGTGACTGGGCATTTTGGGTAGTCCTCATTTAAGAATTCTTTTATGTATTTTTTTAAATCTATGTTGTGATTTTCAATTAAATGGTTCTCGAATTTATCTAAATAATAAGCTCCTCCATCTCTAGTTGGAAATTTATTTATTATATCTTTTTTTGAAACATTGTCTAGTAGGCAATTTTCGAACATGCTTGTTGGAATGATTTTTTTAAAATCTTGTATTTTAATAGATAGCATACTAACTATTACACACTATTTCCCAATCATTCTCTATAATATTTCTAATTGGGTGCATTTTTTTATCGTGACTGCATAAAAATTTATGATCCATTGAGCATGTTACTGTGTTTCCGTCGAACATTTCGAATTCAAAAAGCTCTTTCTGTCCGTTAATTATATCTAAAACTTCAACAAGGATATTTTTGTCGCCATCTACGTCGTAAGCTTTTATGAAATCACCTTTAGATATTTCATACATCATTTTAAAATCATGCTCCGTTTCTACTATAGTATCTAAAGCCAAGCATTTATTAAAGCTATAATTTGCAGAATCTTCCGCGACTTTCCATAGAATATCTCCCACTTCTTCGTCTAGGTTGTTTTCTTTTACTTTGTCTTTAATTAAACCTTTCCACTTTTTAACCTCTTCTGGTTTTTTCTTAGCCGTTACTCTTCGAAGCATTTCTGATTCGTCTAACGAAAAGCCGATATTGTTTGCCATTTTCATCAACTGTTCTTGGTAAAGCGCAGTGCCTCCAGTGTAGTCTAAAACGTCCTTAAAGATTTCGTGCTTGAGTTGAGATTCCCCTGTATCCCTATACTTTACGAAGTCTTCCACATAATCCAAGGCCCCGGGCCTCGCTAGTGCTAAAATGGCACTTAAATGCTCTAAATTCATAGGTCTTACCAACTGACAAACCCTAAAGTTTGTGTCAGCTTCAATCTGAAATAATCCTTGTGGATCTTTTAGTGTTTGCAAATGTCTATAGATACATTCGTCGTTTACATCTATGTTTTCTAGCTTCAATCCTACTTGTTTTAACGTGTCGTAAACGACAGATAGGGTTCTTAGACCTAGAACATCAAACTTAACAACAAGCTCCGCCACAGCTCTCATGTCGTAACCTGTGACGATCTCACAATCTCCTGTCAACTGCAAAGGCATTACCTCTTTAATATCTTGTCTTGAAATAGCGATTCCGCTTGGGTGAACACCGAAGTTCTTTTTTAGCCCTTCTAGTGTTTTTGCGATTCTAAACACTTCTGGGTGGTCATCCATAAATCCTTGAAATTTAAGGCTTTCCTCGTAAGCTTCTGCTAGTGGAAACACTGATCCACCATTTTTTGGAATAGACGAACTAATTTCGTTTACATCTTCCTCTGATAGTTCTGCAACAATCTTTCCACACTCTTTAATGCAAAGTTTTCCTGTTAATGTGTTGATTGTTAATATTTTTGCTGTTCGTCCAGCATATTCGGTTTCAACATAATCAATAACCTCTTGTCGTCTGTCGTAAGCAATATCATTATCAACATCGGGCAATAAGCCTCCATCTAGATATGTGACGCCATTATGCTCGATCTTTCGCGCTCTCGATCTTGACACGAATCTTTCGAAGAACAGTTCGTGCTTGAGGCTGTCAATAGCTGTGACCCCTAGAAGATAAAGAACCAACGAACCTGCGGCTGAACCACGACCAGCACCAATTGGAATGCCTTTTTCTTTTGATTTTCCAATAATATCCCAGTTAAGCAAAATATAGTCTACGAAGTCAAGCTCTTCAAAGATGCCTAGTTCCATTTTAATTCTGTCAGCGTAATCTTTTGAGTTTGGTTTTTGGTCGATTTTTAAATCTTTAAACTTTTTTCTGCAAACAGCTCGCAGAAACTCGGCATTGGTCATTTCTCCAGAAACTTCATTCTGAGCTTTGTCCTTTTCGGTTATTTTAATGCTAGGAAGTAGAACTCCAACTGGGTATGGTTCTATGTATCCCTCACAATCATTCATGAATGTTGTCATATTTTATTGTATTTTTGTTTTTAAATTTCCAAACAGTATAGTAGTTTGGCGAAAATCTCCGCACACTTCAAGTTATCATACTTGGCGTCGTGTAGCATTGCCTCTACAAAGTCGATTTCGAAGTCCTTTAGTAGTTGAATTTGGGAAACTTTTAACTTTCTGTTGAATCTTGACCCTTTAATTAATTTAAATTGCCAAGACAGTCTATCTTCTTTAGACATTTCTCTGTACTTTACATCAGTTTTATGAGCAATAGCTAAAGCTCTTGTGTCTAAGATATTTTTGCAGTATGAAAAATCTGAAGGCAGACCTATCATTCGACGCCAAACGTTGACCATGTAAATATCAAAACCTAAAAGGTTCTGTCCCACGATAATGTGGTCTGGATTCGTCAAATCAGCCCAGAAGTCTTTAAAAACGTCCTCTGGAGGCTCTTTTAGCTTGTTATATTTAACTTGATTAAAACCAGTTAGTTTTTTTACAAACGTCGGTATGTTTAATTTGTCCCAAGCAATTAGCCTGTCATTATCTTTTATGATCTCGATCCCGTCAACATTAACTTTAATTAACGCCCAAGCACATTGCCAAGGTCGCGAGTTAATCAAATTAAGTCCTTCTGTCTCGGTATCGAACACCATATAAATTTGTCCGTATTTGTGTCGTAATAATTGCCTATCCATTGATCTTTTTTTTGTATGATTCGAAACTAAACTGGTTTGAGCAGAAATGCTCAAGGTTTGGGTTTCCCAAACTAGCTTTTTTGCCAGAATAGCTTCTACTACAGATCATTTTGTAGACCTGTAGGCTTGTAACGTCACTATCGTTTTCGTAGTAAATTGTGTGAGTTTCTTGAGTTTTTATTTTATTGTTTTTACAATATTCAAGAACCTTGGATCTGATTAAGTCATCGAAAGAGTGTCCCTTGTCATCTAGAAAAAATGTAATATCTAGATCCCCAAAGTCCATAGTGAGAGCTGTGAAGTTTTCGATATTCCAATGAATGAATGAATCATAAAACGGAATGCAAATATGAACATCTTTACCAGCTTCTTTTCCAAAAGCTAGCAATTCTTCATTTGTCATTTTTGGATTAGGTTTTTGTTGACCTTTTTTCTTTGGGTCTTCACTGGTTTTGGTGTGAATTTTAGAATATAGGTTTCGAAGATGCTCTAGTCCAGCATCGTTTTTAGCTACAACAGCGACCTTGCTCCAATGCTTTTCATTCTGAGGGTCATCAATTTTAAAGTAGATGCCATAAGCAAGGGTAATGCCTAGGTCTTTTGCTGTTCTGTGAGCGCTAAAAAAACTAACGAAAGAATCTTCGATGATGCATAATTGCTCCATACCGTTATCCTTTGCAATTTTAAATACGCTATTCGCGCCGCCTTCTTTTACTTTGTTTGGGTGAGCGTCTGTTAAGACGCTCTTACCAAACGAGCAGTCTGTTTTAAAGATTGGAATTACCATGACAATAAGATAGCATAAAACCCATCTCTTGTCAACATATTATTTCCAAACTGGGCAACCTTCGTAACTTTCGATAGTGAAGGAGTGTTTTTTTTGATCCAATTTAGCGAAATATTTTTCGAAATCTTCCACATCTTCAAAGAAGAATGTTTTTATGGTTACATCGTCTTCGTTTACGATTTTAAAGTAATCGAAAGGAAATCTTAAAGGGCAGTGCCACATCACAGTTCCGTCTTTTTTTATTTGACCTTTTTTACTACAATATGGAGCGCATAAAAGTTTTCCAGAAAACGATTTATCTTTAGGCATTCCTTTTTTTTTCGCAAAGTTGCTTCTAGCCTTCTTTTCGTCAAAAGTGTCGATATATCTTTGAATTTCTGAAAGATAAGCTTCAAGACCGTCCATTTGAGCTTGGTTTCTATGCTCCATGTAGATCGCTCCACTTGGTGGTTCGCCGCGCTTCGTATCATACTCTTCTACAAATTCACCTTCTGATGTTTCGGCGTAATTTGTCACTTGAATCTTTTTAATATCTTCGTTGTTTTGAGACAACCCCTCGATCAATGGAAACTTTAAGAAAATAAACTCCGAGCGAATCCTTTCGTATTCTGGAAACAAATATTTTACAGCTAGGGCATAAATAAGATCCTGTAGGTTTTCGGTTTTATCTTTTCCTTCGAATGTGTTCTTGCTTGATTTGAAGTCTCGAATGATAGCGAGCTTTTCTTTCTCATACATAAAGAGTTTGTCGATAGAACCTCTCACCCTATACCTCTTGTAAAAACCTTCGTCCTTGATTATCTCAAAGCTTTGTTCAGAAATGGAATGGTCTGGTCTTGATCCATCCACCTTTCTCATTTCACCAAAGAAGTCATACTGCAACCCGTTCAAGATCATAGTGTTCATAATGTCGAAGTTTTCGTCTTCGTTTACATTTAAGTATCCAGAGTGCTTTCTCATCATTCTGTGAACGGCGGGAACGCTTCTAACATCGCCAGTCCTTTCGATTTCTTTTTTGTGATGTTCGTGCCTTGGGTTTCCCAAACATTCAAATACTAAGTGACAAATCCAACCTTGACCAGATCCAGAATTTCCCTTTTCTGGTAGTTTTAGTTTATATTTTCCCCAGTATAACCAAGAACATGATTGCGCGACTTTAATTCTTGACGCTGATAGTGGCGTCATCTCTTCTTTATTGCTCATTTATTTTTTTCTTTAGTTTTTTGATGTTTGTTGCATATTTTTTTGGGATACCTCCTGTTTTTGTCGGCTTGCATATCATTGATTCTGCCATCTTTAATACTTTTTTAGCCACTAATGTTGAGTCCGCAGACCAGATGATTTTTCTCTTAGCTTCCCATTCGTCAAAGCAGGATTTGTTTTCCATGTCTCCAAAGTCATTTCTTACTGGCACGCAAATTCTTATGGCGTCCATATCGTAAAACATAACCAATGTTAGGTAAATTTTAATACAGCTAATTAGTCCAGTATTTACATCCTTCTCTGTATCGTTGTTCATACATATGTTTATTTTTAAATTGCAAAACCTACTTAGAAACGAAAGCATTTTGTCAGACACAGACGCACCGAACGCCACTAGATTATTTTTATAATCAAAATCGATCATTCTTACGCTATCCCCAATAGACTCCACCAAAAAAACCTCGCTTGAATCTTCTATTGCTTTTAAAAACGGAAGCTCCATATTCTCATCTGGAACGAACGCAGGATAAATAAACCCAGACTTTGCTCCTTTGAGTTTCCATTTTGGGTATTTGTCTGATTCTATAATTAGCCTTCCATTGAATCCATCTATAGATCCCTCTTCGTTGAATATTGGGAAAACAAACCTGTTTCTCATATCGCTTGACATTGCCAAGCCGCCGAATAAGGACTTTAATGTTGATTGTTTATACCCTTTGCTCACATAAAACTTGTAATGGGGCAACAATGCTTTTAGGCATGACGGGTTATATGTTTTTTTCATTTGTAATAAATTCTTTTTTAAGGGTTCTTGGTCTTCGAAGTCCAAATCATCAAGAGCGTCTTCGTTATTGAAGATTTTTCTTTTTACTTTTGAATATACGTCGCTTTTTTTCCCAGTTGTAAACTCTACTAGCTTTATGAATCCTTGGTAGTTATCATCACCAGATCCGAAATCTACCCACACACCAGTATCCTTATAGATGAGTAATGCGCTTTTGTTCTCGCCTTTTCTATAAAGAGCTTTGGTTCTCCAAGTAGCTCCGTTATCCTCTAACCTATACCCTAACTCCTGTAATATTGACTTATAATCCTGCGATTGAAGGGTCTGTGGTTCTTTCGTTTTCGATGACATCATTCATTGTTTCTAGGTGTTCTGCGACATCGTTTAAATCGCCCTTCTCCACTACAACAAAGTTTTTAAGTTCAAGGCAGATTTTATTTCTATGTCTGGCTCCTTCAACCTTAACTGTGATGTAATCCAGCTCTTTATCTTCGCCCATGTGACGAGCTTTTAGGTTAATGAGGTAATGAGTCCCAAACTTCTCAGTGTCTCGCGCCATTTCTTCTATCGTCTTCTTTCTTAGGATATAGACGTGCGAGGCAATTTGAATAATTCTATCTGACAAAGAAATACTTCCCTCGTCATCCATAATCTCATGAGAACCCCTTTGGCTCCCAACGATTCCAGATCTATTACTTTGAACTGAAGTTATCATTGCCACGCAAGGCTCTTTTTCTTCGTCTTGGATTGTTCTTTGGATTAAAGTTTTGAATCCATCAAGCATATCTCCTACGATTTGGTGTTCTTGTTTATTACCTAGCTTCTCAGACGATGTTTTAATATAATCAAAAGAGAACACACAATAATTTCCGCGTCCAACTTTTGAATAATAAGTTCTCTTAAATATACTCATCATTTCTGTTGAGGATTTACCACCAACATTTATGTAGAAGAACTTAAAATTCTTAATTTTTTTGTAAACATCTCTAATTTTCTTGGTTAATATCTCACAATTTCTCCACCTGCCACTCTCAATATTAAATGTAGAAACTCCGCTCAAAGCCGCCATTTGGCGAATTTGAAGTTCCTTCTTGCTCATCTCTCCATTATCGAAGTGAATCACTGGGCATGCAGTCTCATCAGTTATCGCTGTTGAGTAATCTAAGGCGTATGTTGTGTTGTGTGTTACTACATAATCATCGCATAAATACAAGTGATCCTCATGATTGATGGATATGCAAGAACACTCTTCTCTTGATAGGAATTCGATTTTTTCAATCTTCAAATCCAAGTCTGAATATTGATAATTTTCTGGACATTTGTTCTTTTTTCTAATCAAGGAGAACAAGTCTTTTGGGGATGAATATCTAATTGCGTGAATATAAGTTTGTTCGCATTTTACTTTTTCGCCTTCTTTTGTTTTATACGATGTTTCTTTTATTCTTTGTTTGCATACAGCTCCAATACTCCACACTAACTCTCTGAAATCATCAGATAGTTTTTTGCTAAATGTTGAATATTCCAAGCTAAGTGATACGTGTCCATATGAATCCATTAAACCTTTAATTAAGTTTAGTTTTTGACTTTTCGATAGACCTTCCTTATATTCGCTTGGAATAAACTTAGTAGAGCTTGACGTGTTTAAAAGACCCAATTCTTCGATAGCTTTTTTTACATTCTTGTCTAAAATAGAGAATGAGTATGTATTTTTCGTTCTTTTGTCTAAAACTTTCTTTCCGCAGGAATAAGTATTGCTGATTTTATTGTAAATTTCATCATCGTTCGTAGTTATCTTTAAGTAATTTGATTTTTTCAAGCACCCATAACCAAGTAGGATTCCTAAAACATAAGGGTCTACGCTTACGGATTTATCCTTATTATTTTGAGCTTCCGTTAAGGGGACATATAGACTGAGGGTTTTTAATTCTTCAATCATTTGAGTCGTGTCTTTCACTTCGTAAGAGGTTTTTTTCTTATGAGGATTTCTGGATCTTACCTTCCATAAGTGATCCAAGCCACAGTCCGCTACTCTTCCATCTGTAAATGTAATTCTGTAAACATCTTGAACTCCCTTTTTAAACACGCCATCAACCAAAGAAAACGTGCCATCTGGACAGGACACTTCATCACCAATTTTAATATCCCCATGATTAGTCCATCCTATCCTTGTTTTGATTTTACTGTAATGAGGCATCATTTTTCCACACCCCGCGCGCGCTGAGATGATTGTGATGTTGCCAGCCTTAACTTGACTACCATAGATGCTATAGAGCTTTTTATGAGGTCCTACTGGATCATTTAACCCTTCTTCACCCAAACCTTCAATAACGTCTTCAAGATCATCGTAGATGTTTGCAACTTCATCCCTATCTCCACCATCAAATACGTTGACGCTGTCGTTATAAATTTGGTCACACTCATCAATCATGGATTGGAATGAACTAAAACTCTTTTGCTTGATTGTTCTTTTTAGATCGTCCGCAGTTTTGCACATTCTCCTCTTGAAATAGAGCGAAATCAACTCCTTGGCTGAGTCTACCGCCGCCTCGACGGAAACTTTTCTGAAATTTAAGTTTTTTAGATAGTCATAAACGTCCAAATGCTCTTCGAACGTAATGCCAGACTCAGTTACTTTTTGCGTAATGATGAATGGATCTAAACTCTCCTGCTTTTCTAGTCTAGCCGTGATAATAAAGAATAGAGTTTTATTAACACTACTTTCTTCATAAAAATGCTCTGGCTTAACGTAATCTTGTATTTTTTCAAATACGTCGTCTGGGTATCTTAGTAGTCCTGCTAGGACTTGTTTTTCAATATCGTAGTTATACAACATGTTAATTAATTTCTATCTTCTTCGTCGTCTTCGTATTCTTCAACTATTATAGTTTCAACTTCATCCTCGAAAGGGTCTTTCTTTACATAGTCGTCTATTGCTTTTTGTAACCCCAGATGAACTACCTCATTTTCCACTTTTTGTGATATGACTACATTTCCCTGTGATGAGGTGTGAAACAGAATGAAACCTTTATAGTTTTTTCCGTCTCCTGTCAAGTCAAAAATCTTATTTAGTGTTTTTTCTGATATTACATAATCTTCTTCATTTTTTTTCATTTTATAAAATAATCCCATGTTCTGCGAAGAATTCTATCGTGCATTCTTCTATTTTGTAAATCTCTATCATTGTTATGTCGTTTAGCTTGCAGAACTTTAGCTTTTTTTCGTCTCTCTCAAACTGTTTTGATAATCCCCTTTGCGATTTAGATCCGTGAAAGAAGGATACGTGTTTTGTATGCTGCTCCCCTTGAACTTCTATCGCAACCTTTTGTGTTGCGTTGTAAATGTCGATAGATAAAGCTGTACCAACGACCTTCATTTCCTCAAGAACTAAATCGTATTTCCAGTATTCAAACAAGAATTCCTTCACTTTCTTTTGAAATTTGCTCCTACATTCACCTTCCCAGTCTACGCAATTCTCTGACGCTTTTTTAAGCGTTCTTAGATTTCCATTTAGATCAATAAATTTCATTATGAAGTTATTAAATCCTTACAGAACTCTACTATATGATCAGTAAATGGTTCGTTATTTTCAAAAAAGTCATACACAGACTTTATTCCTTGGATTTGTTTTAATTCTTCTGGAGCTTCAAACTCCCCAGATTTAAAATCTTTCTTTTCGATTTTTTTTCTATTAGCCTCTTCTTTGTTGAATATTTCCTTGTGAAATTTAGTCCATTGGTCATTCATTTCTTCCGTAAAGGAGAACCAAGCTGACTTTTTTGTAATAAGTTCCCAATTAAGCAAGAAATCAACAACCTCTCTTTCCACCCAAATTGATTTTCCGCAAGTGCGCCCTCTTTTAACTGGGTAAGCTAACGTCATTCCAGTTTTTTCATTTGGGCTTTTGTGGATTACGATGGTTGACATCCTTCCTTGGATTCTGTTTTTTGGTGTCACTTGCTCGCCAATTCCATTGTCCGTTATCCAGTCTTTGCCGTATGTTGTTTTAAACTCGATAATGAAGTCTGAGTAATGCTTTACAGCGTTACCTCCAGTGCCTCCGTCTTGCTTTTGCTTGTCATGAGAACCTCTAGTTACTTCGATCTTCGCGCGATGTTGAGCTAAGAAAAAAGCCATGTGTCCACGTTTTTCCAAACCAATAGAGCATCTTTTCGCGAACGCGCTTGTAATTACAGCTCCTCCAGCGATCTTGTCTGAGTCCGTGAATGGCTTGTCTAAATCACCTTTCGGGCAAAGCCCGTCTACTGAATCGACAATAAAGCAGAATTTAATCTTATCTTCTGGTTTTACCAAAGCGTCTGTGATGTTAATCAAGGTCTTCATTGCCTCCATAGCCGTCTCGAACACGTTTGACTCTAAAACAAAACATGTTCCCACGTCCCATTTTTCTGGATCTGTTGTGAATGTGATACCAGACCTTTCTATCATATTGTCTGACAATCGACCTTCCGCCTTAACGAAATACCCTTTTGAATTAGGAACAGTCTCGAACATGTTTTTCATGATCTTGAGAGCTTCTGATGTTTTTCCGCTCTCAGTAGGGCCTACGAACCTATGAAAGCCAGGACCTATACCCTCTAACTCAGCATCCAGAAGCAAACTTCCGAATGAAACTTTATATCTTATTGAGTCCTCATAGTTGTAATGAAATTCCTTATTGTTTTTTAGGAAAGCGTTCATTGCGGCTTTAGTCGGGTCTATATACTTTTCTTTATCTTTTGGGTTCTTTGTCATTGTTTAAAAATGATTTTAATGATTTTCTTTTTTTTGTCTTTAGTCTTTCGCCTAACTTCTCATCCCCAATTACTAGGGGTTCTTCTTTTTTTCTTTGAAAGTTGTATTCTTTGAATTTTCTCTTAATATGTTCTTGATGAAAGTCGCTACTAAGAACTACCAGCGAATTTACTGGCATTGGTAATCTAAGGCTTTCAATAAATTCATGAGGATATTGATCGCATAGTATTTTTAAAAACTTCATTTCGGTAGACCAGAACTTTCCGCTCCTGTATCTTGGGTCTGATTTTCTAATATCCGTCCAAATCTCAATAAGTTCTGGCGGTTTTAATCTTTTGAAGTTGTATTTGTATGGAACTTTCTTAACCGCTTTTTGGAATCCGTCGTATTCCTTGGCGTCTTTCATATCCTTTAAAACAAAATTAATGTTCTCTATTGAGTACTTGGAGACTCTTTCTGCTAGCTTTGCAGCTCCGCGAATAATTTTTCTATCTATTATGCTCGCACGCAGAATCGATAGGATTTTATTGTATTCCTCTTGTGTGCTTGGAGCATGCTTTCCTTTCCTCATTTTGTTTATATTAACACTTTATTTAAGATTGTCAAGCTTATTTATCACCTTTAACCATATCTTTAATTAAATCAGTAAATGAATACTCTGGAATCCATCCTAAATTCTCTCTCGCTAGCGTTGCGTCTCCGTGTAATAAATCCACTTCCGCTGGTCTATAAAACTCTTCAGAAATCTTAATCAATGGGATTGTTGTCGCTCTACACCAATGTTTAAATTCACCTTCGTGGTGATTATCATCTCTTAAGTAACCCACTTCATCCAAACCATCTCCTTTCCATGTTAAATTTATATTAAACTCTTTAAATGTCGCCTCTACAAACTCTTTAACTGTGTGGGTTTTTCCAGAAGCAAGAATATATTCTTCTGGCTTATGCTGACTAACCATTGCCCAGATTCCTCTTACAAAATCTTTAGAATGACTCCAATCCCTCTTTGCGTAAATGTTTCCCAAGTATAATATTGGTGGTGAATACGCTAAATCTAAGTCGTTTTTTATTCTTCTTGCCGAAGAAACTATCTTCTGAGTCACAAACTCAATGCCTCTTCTTGGCGAATTTCCCACGACCATTGTTCCAACCCCAGCATTCAACACTCCAGTCTCAGTCTCTACGTCATATACGAAGCAGCCATCCCCGTTTTTAATGTTGATGATTTTCTTAACTTCGTTATTGTTTTTTTTGAGATGATCTCCTTTTTTATCTTTAGTTGTTGATGTTAAATTTATTTGGTAATATAGTTTGTCGTTGTGGTAGTATCTATTTATACAAAAATCTTGATCTGATATTTTGCTAATTAAAAACAATAAACCTTGTGCTAGTATTGGGGAGCTAGTTTTGAAGCTTGAATATTTGTATTTTGCTTTTGTTTTTTTGAGTCCACCACATCTATAGTAAGAATCGAAGAATGTTAGCATTTTTTCTTTTGTGGAGTTTAATATTTCATCTGGGATTTTTTTGTGACTTGTTTTCTTTTCATATAAAGATTCTCTTAAATAATTAACGGTTCCAGAGTTTACCCCGCTCACTGTAGTTTTGTGACTAAAGTTTCCAAGTTTAAATCTAGAGGGATTTTTAGATCTTTTAAATTTAGCATTAGGAAATGATTTGAGGCAGGACTCTTCAAAGTCCTTTAAAATGCTCTCATCTGCATTCACTAAATTGAATTTATTACCCATTTTTGATATGCTACCATCTCTACAAATGAATCCCATCACTTTTGCTAGTTCATTTGTTATACTGATCGTTTCTTTTGTTTCTGGAAATTTTCCGTGTTTCAATCTGTCCTTTTCCTTTATTTTTTCACACTTTCGTTTAGATCCATCCTCTAGTATGAAGTTGTGACCGTTAGTCGCAACGCACTCTCCATGTCTTGAGATTAAGGATTTTTTTTCGTAATTTTTTACTGTTTTACTTTTTCTTCTGGTTATTAATTTTAATTTTACAAAATCGCTTCCGTCCCAAATGTCAAGATTTTCTGAAGATAAGTCTTTCGTAAGCACTGAATTGTCCTTCGTTATATCTGATCTTTCTGGGCATAGGTTTCTAATGTAATCTATCGTTATTGATCCCGACTTGTTTTTTAAGATTATTGGCGTGTTTGAGTCGAAACATTCGTGATTATACAACATTCCTTGAATTGCAAATAGACCATAACTTTCTCTATAAACCTTCACTAAGTGTCTAGCTGCCGCTTTTGACGCGCCATATGGTGATCTTGGTTTTAATGGGTGTTTTTCGTCTTGAGGGGAATAATCTACGTCTCCAACTTCCTCGCTTGACCCTGCGTTGTAGAACCTGCACTTAGGAGCGTGCTTTCTGATCGCCTCAAGGCATCGTAGGACACCTGTAGCGTTAATATCGAACGTCTGCTCTGGAATGTCCCAACTAGACCCCACAAACGATTGTGCGGCTAAATTAATAAAAAAGTCTGGTTGGATTTCTTCTACCGCTTTGTTGATTGAATGAGTGTCAGAAAGGTCAAACGCGACACTATGAAAGTTTTTGTGATTAACGGCTTGTTTGATATTCTGGGTATTCGGTGACGATAGCCGCCTAATGCCACCATAAACTTCATGCCCCAACTCTAGTAAATAATCCGCCAAGTATGATCCGTCCATACCTGTTACGCCAGTGATAAAAATCTTGCCCATACTCTACTTTAGTAATTTTCTCAACAAAGTCAATAAAAAAGAGAGCAAAGCTCTCTTTTTTAACCTCTCTTTGTAATATATGCGCGCTATGGTGAGGTTTTTACCACGCAGAAAAAATTATTTAGAAAGTTTAAACCTTATAATGAATTCGAGAACGTTTAGTAGATTTCCAGAAACAAATCCCATTAAGCAAATAAGAACTACTGCCCAAATAGCAGCTTTTTTATTATCAAAAATGAAATCCTTCCAAGAAGTTGTTGTCCTTAATTTACTTTCGCCATTGGCGCACTTTTCTGTTTTTACGTTTACGATTGGAGGCTTTCTATAGGCGTGTATTACAAAATGCTCAAAAGGTAAATCTTCACTCACTGGAACTCTCCTTACTTGAAGGTTTACGAACACTAGATATTTTTGTTTATGTTTGTAGTTTTTGTCTATTCCGTAACCTCTAATTTCGCCTTTTATTGTTGATAAGGCACTTTCAAGGTCAGCTCTTAAATCCATAGTGTCTGTAATATCTTCAAACCTCAAATCTAACAGTTCTGATCTTGTGTATCCCACTAAAGAACAAAATGCGTCGTTTACGTCTAAAAAATAACCATCAACCGAAGCGTGTGCGACTCCGTGAGTTACGCCGCCCCAATAAGCGTTTCTGTAATCATTATTTGTGAAAGCTTTTTTTGAGTGGTTACTTTTTGACATTTGTGAAAGTGTTATGTTGTTACATATATTTACACTATTTTTTGTTTTTCCAACACACTTTTTAAGTCAGCCTCCGAATAACTAGGGCCTTTTATCCACTTTCCATTTTCGTGACGATGCCCGTCAATAAATTTGCTCATGTTTGATCTATGAACTTCTGTCTTGCATAGCTCAAGGTCGATGCCGTAAGCTAGCGCCGCACCATTATTAACATAATCTATATCCGTAAGACCGTCAGCAACTTCTACCATGTCGACATTATCCCAGCCATCATCAAACATTTCAACATCCACCTCTAAAACCTCCACGTCGCCAATATTAATCGTAACCGCGCTGGCTTTAGCGAATTCCAAAACCTCTTCTAGTAAAAGCCTCACTCTTAATGATCTTGTTTTAAAATCTGGAACTTCAATTAAATCTTTTACTTCCTGTCCTGCTGCGAGCATAAACTCTTTTACGTTTTTTTGATCTTTATCCATAGTGACGACCATTATATCTAAACACAAAAAAAGTCAAGATAAATCTTAACTTTTTTGGAGGAAAGCAGGATACTCGAAATCCAGACCTTTCAGCCCCCAACCTTTAGCAAACGGTGCTAACTCATCGTTAGTTTACTTTCCAATTTTTTTTAATAGAAAATTGTCGCTTAAAGCGAAAGTCCCTAAATATAATACCCTGCAACCTACAAGGGAATCTGACACTCTTTGACCTCATGGGACACATTTTATTTTGCCACCAAAATCAAGAATGTTCATTTCTTCTCCAAATATTATTTTTTGTTCATTTGGTGAGAGATTTATTGTTAATTCATTTTTTTTACATTTTAGCTCGCCCCTTTTGTAAAAGTAGCTTTCGATGTAGAAGGTCGTTGTTGTGTTTTTTAAAGAATCGTTTATGAGTAACGCGGCATACTTGGATGTTTTCACAGTTCCTCCACTAATCCTTTTTGAAGACACTTCTACAGTTTTTATATAAACACATTTCATTGGTAGCTCCACTGAGAATCGAACTCAGACACACTGCATGTAAAACAGGATGCTACCACTACATCATGGGGCAATTATCGTAGATTTGCTATGCTGGCTCTACGAGTAAGCCTTTATTCATTCATCTCCCACTGGGAACGAACTATGGTAGTTCTGGGGAATTTCGAAATCCCAACACATCGCTTATCGAGCGATTGCTCTTCCTTTGAGCTACAGAACCATTTTCTTGTATGTTATAATACACACAAAATACATTTTGTCAAGAAGTTTTTTAATAAATTTTAGATAAATGGAGGGATAATGTCCTTTTTGTCTGCTTTTTTCTTTTGAGAATATTTATCTCACGAAGTAATGATTGATTTCTTATATTGCTTTAATCTGTTTTTCATAAACCTCGACCTGTTTAGCTTGAAGTTTCATTCTCCTGCTATATTCCCGACCTCAATAAGCTCAATAGACTGGTCTGCCTGTGTGGAGGTTTCAATAACCGCTATGTTCGGCATTAAGCCAGAAATTTCAACAATCTCAATGCTTGGCAACGAGCTTGTTGTTTCTATTACCTCTATATTAGGAGTTTGGCTAGATACCTCTATAAGCTTAACGTCAACTATTGCGTCGCTTACAGTTATCTCAACCACACATGGGTTGAACGATTGATTAGGCACTGTTGCTGTTTGTTATTTTTTTTGAAACAGTGAATTTTCCCCCAATATAAGGAGGAAATGCTTGCCCAGTTTCATCTTCTAGGATTAAGTCCCATCTATAAACTGCGGCGTCTAATTCGAGCATCTGCTCGTCTGTTTTTTGGATAGTTACTTGTCCATTTGGCGCGTCTGTAATTGTTGGTTCAAGATCCATTAAAACAACGTCTCCAGACTTCTTTCTCACTTCCGCATATACAGACCACCCCGTTAAATCCAGAAGAACCTCTGGCTCTTTGGTTTGAACAAACTTAAATTGGATAGCGTTTAAAGTAGAGCCTTTAGTCGCATGTATGTCGAATTTTACAATAGCCATACACGTATTTACACTAAAAACCCACTAGTTTAATTACTAGTGGGTTTTTAAAAATATATTTTATTGAATTACTTGTTTTTCTTAACTAGTTCCAATACTTTTACGAGAGCTTCGATAGCTACTGCTTTTGCTTGAGTTGATGAGCGAACCTTATCTAAGTAGAAATCACATAGAGATTCTAGTTCTGATTTTGGCTCTTCTTTTTTTGGCTCTTCTTTTTTTGGCTCTTCTTTTTTTGGAGCTGGATTTGCTTCTTCAACAACAGGCTTCGCTTCTTCGTTTTTCTTCGCAGCTTTTTTGGCTACTGGTTTTTTTTGATCTGGCATAATGTTTATTACTTAATTGTGTATATATGCTTACACAAAATCAATTACGATGTGAAATTGGTGGACTAGAGAGAGGGTCGCACTCTCTGTCCTTTAAGTTTTCTTATCTCGCTTTTTTACAACCATTTAGGTAGTTTCTTCGTAACTACCAATCTATTCAGTGAGTGGCGTCTGAAACCAACATTCTTTTTTTATGTATCTTGAATGCTAGATACTATAGTCTATTTCCTATTCGTCAGTAGAGATTTGCATTGATCCCAACATTAGTCTCTACGGCTAATTGTTGAGTGCAGCGGTTAGGCTGCTAATGCGACTTGTTTTTCGTCAATTGTTTTGATCTTATCAGCAAGTCAGTGACTATCTTAGGTTGAAGCAGGGTAAAGAGCGACTTAAAGTCGAATCTACACTAGCCCATATCGATCTGAATTCCAGATCTTGGTCGAACGAGCAGGATTTGATTCTGCGTTTTACCTCTCCAGAGAGGCATGGCTTACATTAGCCGATCTTTCGATGATGGTAGACTCAGATCATGAATAGTGGAGAGTTTAACCAGCGAACTGGCTACATGATCTGAGTCTGGTATCGGTGACAGGGATCGAACCTGCAACATTTTCCTTGGAAGGGAACTACTCTACCAATTGAGCTACACCGACATAACAAGGCACGTTTTGTTTCTTTGATAATAAAAGTAAAAATTGCTGTGTGTGCCTTTGGCATTCCCTGCGAGATTCGAACTCGCTTTTGAAGATTGAAAGTCTTCCGTCCTAACCGCATAGACCAAGGGAACGTTTTTGATATATTGATAGTTGTAAGGTCTTTCGCTATATATCAGAGCGATCAATGAATTGTAAAACAGATGAAAAACAATTGCTTAATGGACTATCTCCATGTTCTTGTTTGTATTATACCTAAAACTCACTAAAAGTCAAGTTTTATTTTAACTTTTTTTGGATCTGAGGTTGCGAAACTTGGGTTTTTGTGGTAATTATTTTCTCTGCAACACTTGTAGCTACAGAATTTTTTTATATTTCTTTTTGATTGTTCGTTGTAAATCCAGATTTTTCCAAATTGACTATTTTTATTACCAGACTGCGAGCTTCTCATCATCTCATAGTGTTCAGATCTTCGCTTTTCATAAGTTCTGCTTAATCAGAAATACCTATTTTGACTTTCTGATTGACAATTCGACATCATAATGCTCTCTATCTGACAAGCTCACTAAGTTGTCTTTATCGTCTATCCCTCCTAGGGATTTGGGATTTATGTGATGAGATTCCGCGTAACCTTCGTAAGGGTTACTCTTCCTGTTTTTTATTATTTTAAAATACCACATTGAGTGTTTCGTATTTTTCATGGTGCGTCCGCAGGGACTCGAACCCCGATTGGATGGTTAGAAGCCATCAGTCCCATCCTGTTGGACGACGAACGCATTGAGATACACCATAAAAGAATCGAACCTACAATATATCTTGCTTCCAAAGCAAGCGATCAGCCGTTACTCAGCGCCTAGTTTTTGTTAAGGAGAAGCGTTAGCCTCTCCTTATGTTGTTGTCACTTTAACATGTTTTTTAAACTTTTTTCAAATTTAGGTTGAAGTTTTCCGTAATGCCTACCTATTTTTTCTTGGTAAACATAATGTAAATCGTCCCAGTCAATTAAAGCCCTTGCGGAATCTACATTATTCCATCCAAGTTCTTCCTGCTCTCTAAAAATGTCGCATTTGTATATCTCCCATTCTAATTGATCGTTATGTATCGGAAAGACTGGATACTCTATTTTAAAAGCATCTCCCCAGCTATGACCCTTTACTCTTCTGTAGACTAAAGATTCTTTTCTCCATGTGTTATCTTTTATATACGGCATGATTGTCAAGTGGGTTTGGTGTTCTAATAAACGCTACGTTTAAAGCGTATTTGACATAAAGACCTTCTTTGTGTGCTTGTAATAATTCATACCACCGACAGCAGTAATGTTTTTTGCTGTATTTGTTTTTGTGTGATCTAGACATGTTTTAATAGCTTTTGCCGTTTTTGTATCTATCCATTCTCGAATGCCTTCCATTGCCTTTGTTTAAAGTGTCGCATATTTGATTGTATGTAAATCCTCGTTTTCTTAATTTTAATATTCGCTCTTTCATTATGGAGTTAACGGTGAGATTCGAACTCACGGTGAGGTTTCCCTACTGGATTACAAAACCAGTGCTGTCGTCCACTTAGCTACGTTAACTTTTAATAATCAAACCAGCTAACTCGATTTTCATCGAGGACGTCCTTATCTCGTATCTGATTATTGGTGCATGCGGCAGGATTCGAGCCTGCGCAGTCCGAAGACTGAGAGGGTTTAGACATCTAGTGTATGCCAATTTCACCACGCATGCTTTTTAAATTATTTTAAATTTCTTACATCTTTTCCTCACAGCGTTGTCGCTTGCCCCGTAAAACTTGCCAAGAGTTGTAAATGTAATCTTATCTTCCAGTATTTTTTGCAAAGATCTTCTTTTGTTGGGTCGAACTTTTTCGCTTTGTTTTTTAAGGAGTATTCAGCACATTCTTTGGATTTTTTTGTTTTCTTCCTCATTTTTAGTAGAGGCGGTAGGTTACGCTCCCACTCGTTGAGGTTCAAAGCCTCACATGCTACTATTACATAACACCTCCATTATATCTCTATTTGTGCGAAATGCCGCTAGGCACAGCCCTTTATTATTTTGGTTTTTTTACATCATAACCTTGATGTTTTAGAACTTTTTCGCACAAGTCAAAAAACTCTTGTGGATTCATGTCTCTTTTAGCAAAATTGGCTTCTCTAGTCGCTATTCCTAAGTTGCTTATTAAACTACTTCCACCTTTTGATCTTGGAATTACATGGTCAAAGTGAAATGAAGCTAAATCATTTTTATTTATAACGTCGCCAGTTAAATAACATTCAAACTCGACCTCCTCACGGACAATGTCATCAAAAGAAAATCTATCTCCGAATTTTATTGTTTTTTGAAAGTCGGCAGCTTTTTTCCTCTTTCTTTTTTCTTTAGAGGATTTTAATTCTCCTTTGTTGTTTTTTTTAAATTTTCTATTTTTGAAGTTATCTATTTTTTTGCTTAAAGGGTTCTTTTTTCTAAAATCATCTCTTCTTTTTGCTGTTTTTTCTTTTTGTCCTTCTCCACAGTGATAAGAGATGGTTCCTTTTGAGCATCCAAGAATGTCAACTATTTCGTTATAGCTTTTTCCTTCTGCTCTTAATTTCAAAATGTCACCTTTCATTGGATATGATTACCGCCTGTCTGATTCAAACCGAGATAGTTGTGTTGATTTTTACTATAGGATCTAAGAGTTCTTTCTTTTTGTTGTTAAGTTATGCTTTTTTTAAATTATGTCTAACCCCAGACTGAGAAAGGTTAAACAGTTTAGCTAATTGCCTTTGAGAAAGACCCTCTTCTGCTTTTTGTTTTAACGTTTCGTGATTCATTTTCGCTTTGTTATTTATGTTATACTCTAAAAGAGAGTTTTTGTCAAGAACTTTTTAAAGAAAGTTTTCTCTAATGCCCTTTAAAAGATTTTTTTCGTTAAGGAGTTATAATTGAACACCCGTGTTACCACGCAGCCCATAAATTTTGTGTAAGCCTCCCAAAAGGGATTCCACAGGTAAACTGCTCTTCGAATGCTTCTGGCGCATCCTCAATCGAAAGCCAACAAAAAAACCACTTAGTCGAAACTAGGTGGCTTTTTAAAATAATGAATACTAATAAAAAACCACTAACATCGCCCACAAGGATTCGACCATGCTGTATCAGCTTGTCCGAGTTCTGTAAAGTTGTGTCTATAGGTTTTCATTTATTGTTATGTGTTACATTATTTTTTTGTGTATGTGAAATACTTTTTGAATTTGTCAAGTTTTATTATATTTTTGTCTTCACTAGCGTTTACACTAATAACGATCTCTTCGTAACAAGTTCTTCACAAAGACTCTATGAACTCATACGCAATGAGATCTCTCAAGATTTGCTCTTCTGGTTCGGCATACGCTTGTTGAAGCAATAAAGGTGAATCTGTTACGATCACATCTACCTTTCCAACAAGTCGCCTAATACGCGCGCGTTGTTCTGCCAAAATTGGAATTTTATCCCTTAACGCACTGAGATTTCCATCCCACGTTAAGTCTTTTGCATATTCCTGTAATTACTCGCAGTTTACGCCTTTTGATTTTAAGTATCCGTAGACGCTCTAGTAGCACATGTTGATTTTCCTGCGGCAGGATCTGCGAATAAGTTTATTACTTTAGTTGTTATTTGCTTGTTAAAATGGTGGTTGTTCTCCAGTTTTGGAGGTGAATTTTCTTCTTGAGGCTTTTGTTTTGCAATTATCGCATTTTCCGCACTCGTATTTTTTTATCTGCCCGAAGTGGTGCATAAAACCTTCTTGGCGACAAGTCTCTGAGTTGTATGTATAATCCTCTAGTTTTTTGAGTCTTTCCATGTCAGCTTTTAACTTATCTCGAATTGTCTTTTTCTTGATTCTGTCAATAAATTCGACATCCCTATTGATTATCTCGGTATGTTTGTTCCTTCCGTTTTGGATTCTATTTACATAACCCTCCTTATAAAGGATTGAGATAGCTGTGGAGACTTGCATATCACTTTTGGCTCCTATTTCAGCGCAAAGCTCCTTTATAGTAGCTGTGATAGTTCTATTTTCCGCACCAGCTTTAAGTCGTAGGTGGTCGTAGACTTGTTGAATTAGTTCATAAGATGGATTAGACCCTCTGATAAAGAAGTTTTGAGTAGATATGTCCGCACCGTTTAAGAGTAATTCGCAGTGAGATTCTTTTCCGTCTCGTCCCGCTCTTCCCCATTCTTGACTTAGTGCCTCGATACTTCCACAGATAGAGTAATGAACTACAAATCTTAGATCAGATCTGTCAATTCCCATACCAAATGCGTTCGTAGCTACAACAACATCTATAGAACCGTCCATAAAGCCATTCTGAGCCTCCTCACGCTGTTTCTTTGTTAATTGGGCGTGATACTCAATACAGTCTACTCCAAACTCGTCCCTAAGCTCCATAGCTACTTTGGTGACATGCTTAACAGTGGCGCAGTAAATGATTCCTGTTTTGTGTGCTTTTACGATGTCGTAAATTCTGTCAACCTTGTTTGCTGCGGCACACTTGTTCACATTCATACTTAGATTATCTCTTTTGAACCCTTTAATAATAGCGAAAGGGTTTGTCATGTGCAAGCTTTTTTTAATATCGTCTCGAACTTTAGCTGTAGCTGTCGCTGTAAAACCTACGCATTGTGGGTTCCCAACCAACTGTCGTAATGAGCCGATCTTCCTGTAGTCTGGTCTGAAGTCGTGACCCCACTGACTCAAGCAGTGAGCTTCATCCACGGCGATAAATGAAACCTTTACTGTTTTGATTAGATCTAAGAAGTTTTGATTTGATAATCTTTCTGGAGCGATATACAAAAGCTTATACTTTTCCTCTCTAATGCCGTCAATTACCTCATTAACTTGTTTTGGCGTCATTTGGGACGAAAGACCAGCCGCTGGAATTCCTTTTTTAATAAGTGTGTCGACTTGATCTTTAATCAACGATACGAGGGGAGAAACCACAATAGTTAATCCGTCATACATTAGAGCTGGAACTTGGAATGTTATAGACTTTCCAGCACCAGTCGCCATAATGACCAATCCATCTTTGCCTGTTGCTATTCTTTTTATAATAGCTTCTTGACCTGTTCGAAAGGAATCATACCCGAACGAGTCTTTTAAAATCTTTTTCATTTCACTCATGTAGTTGGTTGTACAATATTTTAAGAGAAATGTCAAGTATTATTTTAATTCTTTAAATATGTGAGCTATTACGTCAACAGTCCATCCGTTTCCTAGCATTTTAATAGCTTGGTTTTGACTAACTGCTTTTGTGTAACTTTCCGCTAAACCCATTAACTTAATCTGATATAAACTCACTCCTTTCGTTTTTTCTGGAATGCACCCAATTATGACATTTATAACATAGCAAGATAAGATTTGATACGTCTGACTGTCTATCTCCACTGGAATACGGCTTAATGTGATGGACTTCAAAAGTTTTTTGAGTATGATTGAATCTTTCTTTACATTTTTGACAGGTGGCGTAATCTCTCCTCCAGACAAACTTAACACAACCCTTCCATTCTCTTGTTGAGTTAAAATACTTTCTCCCTTTTGTAAGTCCCACTTTCCATCTAGAGCTTTTTTCTCCAACCATTTCTGCATGAAAACAGCTAGTGCTACAAAATCTTCTTTCTTAATCGCATTGGGGTAGCTTAAATTCTTTTTCGCACCTTTCGCATTTTTTACAAACTCCTTTAAAATTTGATATAGCTGTTTTTCGTCCCCTAGGTTTATAATCACACTCTTTTGAACAGGTTTTTTTATTTTTTGACCTTTTTGCTTTAAATGATTCTCCGCATATTTCGCAGTTGGACTGTAATTGTCTAGATCGGCATCCCCAGCATACTTTAGCGACTTGCGATTTGACGTTTCCACATCTACAGTTTTATTTTGATGGTCTACACATATATCTATTTTTGTTATTATTTTCGTCTCTGGTACTGTTTGTAATCTTTCACATTCTACTCTGTTTAGTTTTCTTATTTTATATGAGGGTGTTCCGCAAATATAATAAGCTCCAGTCTTTCCAGCTATCCCGCCGCTGCTAGCGTTGATTGTTGGTGATTTTCCACCAACGGAATAAACCCTGCACCCTTGAGAAAATGTTGTTTGGTCTGGTTTTTTGTATTGAGGTTTAACTAAGCCGCCTATCATAATAAGACCCCTACTTGATCTTGAGCTTGAATTCGTATGCCCCCCATTAGCTAAACGCATTTTGTTTGGGATATATTCAACTTCATCTAAATCTATAAACAAATCATCATCAACATCGTCCTCCATAATGTCGTACAAGATCACCTTTTTATCTTTTGGTTGTTCAATATCGCAGATGTTAGTCCAGTAATGGCGAAGTCTGCTTTGGGCGGAAACAAGATTAGAGTTTATTGGAACGTTATCAACGCCAAGAAGTTGGCTGATCACTTTGATTGATTCTTTTTTCATATTAACATTTTCAAGCAGAAATTTTACATCTGGATTGAACTTTCTAATATGCTTGAGTATATCAGTAAAAACAAAAAAGAGTTTAGATCGTGGATCGTCAAATGCCAACTGCTTTCCGCAAAAACTGAACCCTTGACAGTTGTGAACTACATGATTGCCAGCGACGTAGGAGTTGTCCTCCTCCACCTCTATATTATAAACCATTTTCTTTTTGTTGGATTTTTCAACCTTTTTTACTGGATTCCATACAAAGCCATCTTCTACAATAGCTCTTGACTGTTTCGGGTGAGATTTTCTGTAAGATATTGTGAAAGTGTTATTTTGATTTACAGTTCTACCTTCTATTACTGTCGTCTTTGGTCTTTTTGTAAACTCCACGCAGCAAGTTGTTTTGAATAACTTCGCCACTACTAAAGACACTGAGTCTACTAAGTTTTTTGATATTGATGTAGCTCTAAAAACCTCACCTCTTTCGCTTCCACCTGCAAACTCGTAACCTTCTAAAAACCTCTCTAATAAATTTATAGGGAGATCTAGAATATTTTTTGAAACTGATTTTGATTTCGCCCCACAGCCAATCTCCGACTCAGCTATCTGAACAAGTCTTTTATTGCTAAAAGTGGCTCTGAGAACGTTTTTGGTATGCTTTGTCATTCCAAACTTCAAACCTACAGATTTTTCAAAGGATTCCTTTTCGTGACTACCTACGGAGATTATTAACTGCCAATGTCTATCGTTTGAAATCTTACCGCTCCTTTTTTTAAAATCTTTTCTAGTGTGACCGCCTCCCATATACAATCCGAGAACATAACACTCGTCTTTCGTTAGGTTTAGTGGGTTTTTATGTTCCTTATTTATTGGTGTTGCTAAAAAATCTCCAGACTTGAGTTCTCCCGCCTTTTCCCAGCGAGGTTTTGACAAAAATCTTCTCGAAACGCCACTCTCATCTATCCCTCTTTTTTCGAAGGATCTTACATAGTATGGATGGTTGATTGTTGTCGTCGTTCTGGATGAACCTTGCCCATGCAAGTATACAG